TCTGGAGGTTTCCTAGCCCAGCATTGAAGGCAAAAGAGACCAGAGCGTCGAAGCTGCCTTGACGGCCAACCACGCCGGGAACAAGACGAAGAACACCGCGTTCAAAATTTGAAACGTCAACGCGGAATAGTTCGTTGATCTCATCCTTGCCCCAGACCCGGTTATCTTGCTCAGATAGGGGGTATTCCTTGCGGATTGCACCTTCATAACCTTCCTTTCTGACTACTGGCAGCCTGATCTGGTTTTGGTACAAAACATGGCCATAACCGATCGTCCAAATATGGGCTGGGCAAAGGTAGGGTTTGTTCTTAAAGCCCTCGAAGCGGTGCATCAGGGCCTCGCCTTTCGGGCTTAACTTCATTTCTTATTCCACTGCCTAGACCCGAACCAAAAACCGATGATGCCCCCGAGCATGGCCATCTCATCGGTCGAGAAGATCAGTTCGGAGTAGCGGATCACATCATCGATGGACTGGATCAGGGTCGGGTGGTTCCACAGATACCACGCCATGAAGGCATTGATCAGCACCAACTCCATCACGAAGATGTAGGTAACTGTAGGTCTCACGGTTCCCACATAGTTGGCCACCCAGCGGGAAGCCTTCTCCAGCACCTTCTCATCGTGCGCTAGGGCCGCCTCGGTCATCCGGGCATCGGTCTCCATGGCCACCTGCTCGGTGCGAATCTCCTCCATTCGGGCTTGAGCAGCAAACCCGGCGGCGGCAAGCTGGAGTTCGCGCTCAGTCTGCACCCGCATCATCTCCAACTCATGCTTCTGGTCAGCCTTGTTCTGGAAGAACTCCAGCAGCTTAGGCAGGCCGCTGATCAGCAGGCCCCCAAGGGTTGAAATGAGAGATAGCATTATTTGGCTCCTTTTGTAAGCCGCTCACGCTCTTCGAGCAACCGAACCTTGACTTGCAATTCATGGATATGAACCATCAGTTGCTCTCGCTGCTGCGCCCGTTTTTCTGCACTAATTGGGCTGTCGGTTGGTGTACCCTCCTTGGTAATCAAAGCGGGCATTGCCCCCTCAATCTTGGTCAGGCGCTCGGAAAAAGAGGCCACTTGCCCTAGCAGCCAAGCAAGAGCGGCCACCACAATCGGGATGACCGCTTTAAGTACATCTGACCATGCCATCAGTGGCCTCCGGTGGTTACGACATCCTCGCCCTTACGGACGGTGACCTTGTTGCCCTCAACCTCCACCTTCATGGCGGCCTCTTGGCGATCCAGGCGATCGAGCTTGTCGATCAGTTGCTTCATGATCTCGAACTCGGGCTTGTCCTGTTTTGGCGATGCCCCAGCTATCCCGTTGAGCATTGCAATCAGCGCGGTCAGCGCGGCAGATACAAGGCCAATCACGGCGGCAATCTTGGACTCCTCCAGCACCAGACTGGCTCCTACGCCGACGACAACGATGGCGGTTATGTAGGCAAGTCCATGCTTGCCGATCGCCTTGCCGGCAACATCTTTGGCGGTGGCCTCGGCCTCCAGCTTGCTAAGTTCCGCCTGAGCCTGAGCCTTGAAGACGGACAGTTCATGCTTGTCCACGGATAGCCTCCATAAAAGGAAGAACGATCTTCGCCACCAGAAGGAAGAAGGCAATTAAACCAACCCCTCCCAAGGTGCCGATGATCCAGTCTCGCATCACTTGTTCCCGTACCAGTGCGAGATATACCCGATGGCCGATGAGATCGCAGATACCAGAGCCATGCCAGCCCAGAAGCCGCCCTTGCCTTGGTTGGCCAGAGCGACAAGTGTCTCTAGCTGGCCCTCCATGCGGTCAATCTTCTTGCCCATATCATCAAAGCGGCGCTCGTAGTCCTGAACCTTCTGCCACAGGACTCCATACCGCACAGGGTCGATCTCCGTGCTCATGGCTTCACTACATCTTCAGTTGATCAAGCGGCGGCAGAGGCCATCTCTTTCCAAGAGGTGGTCGGCTCATCCCACGAATACATCTTGCCGTCAGTAGGCATCGCAACAGGGGCCTGCCATTGGCAGGTAGCCTCCACGAGAGTCCAACTCGGATACGGCTGCGGAGGGATGAAGGCATCACGGGTTGCATCCCAGGTGTAACCCATGCCAGCGTAGTTCTTTCGGAAGTTTCCGTTGTACGAGGTCTGCACCCAGTTGCCGCCAAACAGACGCTCGCAGAAGGCGCGACCGATGTGCTCCTTCTCTACACCAGAAGCATCGGAAGTGTCGGCATTTGAGACGACGACCACCCGCTTGACTCTGTTGAATTGGTCAATTTCAGCAAAATGTGCCATGTTGATCTCCTAAAGATAAAGGCCGGTTAGTGCTTGGTCATCGCCAACGTGACCAACAGGGAAAGTATTAAAAGACAAGCTGACTCTTGTGTCATCCCCCTTTACGGCCTCAACCATGTGAGTCAGGGAGGATGGGAAGAGAATCAGGCGACCCTTGGTAGCCTCGAACCACCAAGACTCGGAGTTGTATAGGTTCCAGTTCTCGGTAGGCAGCTTGATTTGTTGGTAGCCGTTTTTGTAGAAGTAGATCCGATCGCTCGGCCCAGACTGCAAATACAAAACACCAGAGATGAAAGAGTTGGGGTGCTCGTGCTTGTGATGAAACTGACCCGGCTTGGTGTAGTTGCACCATGACTGCGTCACCCGCATGCCCACTTCATTCTTGGGGGCGTACACCGAACCCAGATACTCAGCAACCGAAGCCTCGACAAACTCCTTGATGGAGGCCATCGGATCGCTACTGAGCACCTTGGTGTTCTGGCTGGAGGTGTTCCCTAGATTCGGCTTTTGCTCAAGACCGAGAAAAAACTCGGTCTCCTCGGCAGAGAACTCCCTGCCAAGGTCGAACATGCCGACAGCAGTGGGGAACAGGTTATGCAGTTGCATGCTGCTCCTGAGCCATGTCGGCAGCCATCTGCTGGGCCTCAGAGTAGCCCTTGATCTGGGCTACTTGTTCAGGAAGCCACACGGTATTGATGGAGTCTTCAAAGGCTTTGATCTTCTCCATGGTCTCCATGACCTCTTCCCATGTGGGGCACGGGCGGGGGTCTTCCCACCGGGTGAACATAGTGTTCGAGATTTCCCACTTAGCTCCCGGGCGCAGTAGGTGCATCGCAGTATCGATGCCATAGAGCATGTAGATTTTGTCTGCCATTGATCAACTCCATTTGATTATTACGATACCGGAGCCGCCCGCTGCTCCGTTTGTGGCTCCACCCCCGCCACCGCCTCCGGTATTAGCTGTGCCAGCAGTATTAGAAGACCCGCCACTACCACCGCCGCCAGCGCCACCACTACTTCCAGCGCCAGACAAACCAAGAGAGCCGCCGCCACCAGCATAAGTTACGGAAGTCCCAGAAATAGTAGACGCAGTTCCCGCGCCGCCCGCTCCAGCAACAGAAGTATTGGCGTTGTTGCCAACAGCACTTGAACCGCCGCCGCCGCCGCCCAACCCGTTACCGCCGGAGTTGGCCCCCGTACCACCATTATTCCCTTGGCTTGGGGAAGTCGAAGGCGTATTTCCTGCGCCAGCCGATCCAGTATTGTCCCAAGCGCCGCCGCCAGATCCCCCAGAACCACCATTTGCGCTTAGACCTGATCCGCCCCCACCGCCACCTGTAGATGTGATGGTGCTAAAAGTTGAGTCTGATCCTTTTGACCCTATGGTACTAAGATTAGTTGACCCACCTCCGCCGCCGCCTACTGTTATTGCGTACCCCGTACCCGCAGTTACTGATAGTCCCGTGCCTGTACGAAAGCCGCCAGCGCCGCCGCCAGAGCCGTTATTACCGCCACCCCCTCCACCAGCTACGACCAAGTAGTCAACGCTGGTCACGCCACCGGGAGCCGTCCAAGTACCAGAGGTATTGAAAATTGCAGTTTTTGTGGAGGTGGGAGCAAGGTAGGACAGGATGACTACGCCAGAGCCGCCTGCGCCGCCTACCCGAGACGGGCCAGATGGGCCGCTAGAGCCACCACCGCCACCGCCAGTATTGGCCGTGCCCGCAGTTCCAATCCCGTTGGGGACAGTTCCACCAGCACCGCCGCCGCCGCTACCAGCAGGGCCAGCGGTTCCGTTATAGCTTCCACCCCCACCGCCTCCGGCGTAGGTCACAGAAGATCCAGAAATGGTGGATGCGGTGCCGTTACCGCCAGCACCAGCCGTCGAACCAGATACGGTTCCACCAGCCGCACTTGCTCCACCACCGCCTCCACCAGACAGGTTAGTGGTGCTTCCCGCTCCTCCATTGTTGCCTTGGCTTGGAGATGTAGAGGGCGTGTTTCCCGTTCCGCCCGGGCTGCTGGCTCGACCCGTGCCACCACCACCAGAACCTCCATCAGCACCAGCGTTTGAGTATGCGGGGGCGGTGCTGCCCTCACTTGCACCACCGCCACCACCGGCTGAAGTTATGGAAGAGAAAACAGAATTTCCTCCGCTTGCACCATCAGTGTCTGCGGCACCACTAGCTCCTGCACCCCCAGCGCCCACGGTAATCGTGTAAACCGTTCCGGGAGTTACCGCTAAAGCAGTGCCAGTGCGAAATCCACCCGCACCACCACCGCCTCCGCCCGCTTGGTTTCCGCCACCGCCGCCTCCGGCTCCACCAGCCACCACTAGGTAATCAACTTGCGTGACCCCAGTCGGAGCAGTCCATGAGGACGAGGAGTTGAAAATCTGAATGACGCGATAGCCAGAAACAGGCCACTGATTTAACTTGATGTAGTTAGTAGCCTGAGCCAGCGTCCAAATGCCGGGCGCAGTGCCATTCACGCCCCCGGTGGGCGTGGGGGCCGTCTTCGTGATAAAGCCACCGGGCCAGTTCTTGCTCATTGTTTACCCCGTGATCTTGATGATGACGATACCCGAACCGCCTGCGCCAGAGGCTGCGTCAAAAATAGAACCGCCACCGCCACCGCCAGTATTTGCAGTTCCAGACGATGCAGCACCGCCCACCGAACCGTTTCCACCGCCGCCAGAACCACCAGCCCCAGCCGGTGCGGGGCCATCTCCGCCACCGCCTCCGCCGCCAGCATAAGTTACCGATGAACCGCTGATACTAGAAGCAGTCCCCGCGCCGCCATTACCACAAAGATAACTAGGCGCTACAACGCTTGAACCAACCGCACTAGCACCGCCCCCGCCAGCACCGTTGACTATGTTCCCCGCATTTGGGGTTGAGCCGCCGCTGCTTCCTTGAGAAGGCGAGGTGCTTGGGGTGTTACCCGCGCCACCGTTGGCATCGTTGCTAACTCCTCCACCACCGCCACCGCCAGAACCCCCGGAGAGTCCGTCCACACCGTTATATGTCCCACCACCGCCACCTCCATTAGAGGTGATCGAAGAAAAAACGGAGTTTGAGCCAGTACTACCAACTGTGTCGGTCGATGGGCCCCCAGCGCCGCCGCCACCGACTGTGATGGTGTATTCAGTACCTGCTGTTATAGATAAACCTGTACCAGTTCTAAATCCACCAGCACCGCCGCCACCGCCTCGGCCTCTACCACCGCCACCACCACCAGCTACCACCAGATAGTCAACAGTAGTTGCGCCAGCAGGGGCTACCCACTTAGTCGAGGATTTAAAGACAAACGTAGACTGGGCAGGGACGTAGTATTTAATAATTACGATGCCCGAGCCGCCCGCACCGCCAGATACGGATGGCGAACCGCCACCACCTCCACCCCCGCCGCCAGTATTCGCAGTGCCAGCAGTTCCGGTGGTTCCGCCGCTCTTCCCGCCAGCGCCACCACCGCCAGTGCCCCCTACGCCTCCAGCATTACCGGAAGATCCTCCACCGCCACCGCCAGCGTAAAAAGCGGAAGCGCCAGAAATAGAAGAGGACAGTCCTACGCCGCCCTCTCGACCATTTTCAAAACCACTAGACAGGTCAGACTCACCAGCAGCACCAGCACCGCCGCCACCAGCGCCACCCACGAAAACGCTAGTAAACCCAGATGATCCGCCGACATTTCCTTGGCCTGAAACAGCAGTCCCGCCACTGGAGCCACCACCGGAGCCGCCACCAGAACCACCATTGCCGCCAGCGGCGGTCGTACCCGTACGGGAGCCATAACCACCACCAGTAGAAGTGATGGAGCTAAACACACTATTCGTGCCATTGACCCCGTTAGCACCGGAATTACCAGCCGACCCACCGCCGCCAACTGTGACCGTGTAATCAGTTCCAGCGGTTACTGCCAACCCAGTTCCCGTCCGAAATCCACCGGCTCCGCCACCACCCCAACCGCCACCGCCGCCCGCGGCCACTACAAGGTATTCAACCTCGGTGACGCCAGCCGGGCAAGTCCACGTGCCAGAAGATGTAAAGGTCTGCACGACCGGAAACGGGCCGTTTACAGGCCAGTTGCCAGCAGCCAGCGCCTGCATCTGCGCTGGGAGAGTCCAAATACCAGAATAGGTCGGCATCAGGGGCCCCTATCAATCAACGGTGGGCCACTGCACGTTCCAAGGGAAACCAGCTTGCGCCGTGATGTCCCTAAGGGCTTGGCGGTGGACAGCCCACTTAGCCTTATCGACCGGAGAATCAGCCAGTTGCGTCCAGTCGCAGTCAGCCAGCATTTTATTGCGCCGCTCACGAACAGCCTTGGCTTGATCAGCATCCTTTTGGGCTTTGTATTGAGCTTCCTGCTCGGCGGCGCTGACGAAGTTGCCTTCATCATTGACACGATCGACGAAGATGGGGCCGAGGATGTACTTGGTGTACCACTTGCCGTCATCGCCTTGCTCGATGCCGTTACGAATGGAGTATTGATACACAGTGCCACCAGTAGCCTGAGGCCCCTCGAAGACCACATCGGACTCGAAGCTGTTGATCGTAGCCTCATCCAACTGGCCAAATAGCTTGCCCGTTTGCTTGAAGATGTAGTTGCGCCATTCGTTCTCCAGCATAACCACGCCGTTGGTGCGAAGTCTGATTTCCATGTTGTCTCTCCTCAGGCAATTGCCAAGAAAATAAATGTTCCGCCGTTTGCGTTGATCGCCGCAGGCGCGGTGCTGCTGATCTCAAAACCAGCCGAGTAGGTGTCAACGTAATCAGTGTTTGTGACTTCAGCGGCGGTAGAGTTGAGCAGGAGGTACGGGTCGTCACCTGCCACGATGCCCCGTGCGCTATCCCAGACGTACCAGTCGCCCGTGCTGTCCGTGCGCTTGATAAGAACGAATCGCGCTCCGGCTGTGAAGCCGCAGTTGATCTGTTGCGTTGTGCCTGTTCCTGTGTAAGTGCCGACCTTGCTCACTCCGGGGCAGGAGGCGAAGAGATAGGCAACGTAATTAACACCAGACCCGTTAGTTCCTGTAGCTGTTCCGACAGTAAAAACAGACGCAGTGGGAGCGGTGTTGTTCCAAGAACCTGAAAAAGTTGTCTCGGCATTTGTTGTGTTTAATGTCAGGACTTTTGTCGCCCCAATTGGAGAGTAAACAGCCCATGAGGCAGGATTTGGTCTGTTCTTGACAATCATCAACTCAGGCGCAACACCCAAGTTGTGATTTACTGTGCGAGCAGAACCCGTCCCCGTGTAACAGACCACATCCATGAATGATGGAGCGCGGCGCATGAACCAGCCAATATGACTGCGTGTGCCTGCTGCGGAACTGTAGTAGTAGTACCTGTTGTTATACGCCGACTTGACGCCAGACATAGTGTCAAAGGCGTTGCTGTATCCGTTCAGCGGCTCCCCTGTATCTTCAGCGGCTGTGGAAGATGTTAGGAGCGCGGGGTTTGATCCACGCAGCCTATCAAAGATATTCGCGCAGAACGTCGGGTCTGTGCGGATAGAGTGCATGAAGAAGTCAACAGGGAACCCGGCACTTGCTCCCAAGGTAGTTGGGTTGCTTGTACCAAGGCTAATGTCGGCGTATGCCTGCGGGAAGAAAACACTCGTCCCGCTCGTCGGCGTCTTCATCGGGCCGCGACGGATGGCGATGTAGATGTAGGTATTGGAAGCAAAACCGTTATACTGAAAACCGGTTGCGCTGATACTTATTTCACTACCGCCCTCTGCGGCACTTTGATTTGGGTATAAAACTGCCGAGCTTTCTGGTGGCAAAGGCATGCCACGCATATTGTCAAAAATCTCCCAGTTGGTCGCATCAGGCCCGGATGATTTAAGAAGAATAAATTGCGGCTCATATCCCAGAGTAACAACTTGACCGACGTTACTTGCGTTGACAGTAAAACTGCCGCAGGTGATCACGTTGTCCGAACCTGACGCGCCAAAGCCTCCTGCATCGTGGGCGAAGAGGTAGGCGACATAAGTTTGCCCAGAACCATTAGTGTCTTGCGTGTCGCTAACGTAAAAATTTGTGCTGGTTGGAGTTGTATCGCCCCAAACAGATTGAGTAATCGCCGCTGATGTTGAGTTAAGAATTAACCATTGAGAAGTGCCAACGCTTCGGTGATATACCGCCCAATTTTGAGTCGCGCTTGTCTTTTTGACAATGATGCAACCGGGCGCAGATCCTAAGTTGTGCGCTATAGCACGAGGGCCGATTCCATTCCCCGTATACGTCACCACATCAAAGAACTTCGGCTGCTCGCGGAATGTCCAAGAGACATAAGGGTAACCAAATTCGTTGGGCTCCCAGTTCCCCGCAAGAGAAAAACCGTTGCTGTTAAATGCTGTCAGGTGTCCTGATTGAGTGTCAGCAGCGTTATTTCTGTTTGATGAGATGGCTGAGTTAATTCCTCGATTTGTGTCGTACAGGATGTTGCTTCCTGTGCCATAAACCGTTGTACCGCCACTTAGAGTTCTGGCTTTTGCCCAAACCATGCCGCCCTTGCCAGCGAGGTCTATCCCGTTGTTGATGGTGTTGGGAGCGCCGTTCCCGTTGTAAAGGTATGTCGAAAAAACATCTTCGACATACAAGTTCTGCGGAGTAACCGAGTTGCTTGCCGCGCTCACAACGCCCGGGCCAAAACTGTTCTCAGCAAAGACCGTGAAGGTGTAAGCCGTGCCGTTAGTCAGACCAGTTACCGTGATCGGCGAGGTGGCGCTTGACCCCACAAAACCACCGGGGCTAGAGACGGCGTAGTAGTTCGTGATGGCGCTGCCGCCCACGTTTGTGGGAGCGGTAAACGCAACAGACGCCTCAGATGTGCCGGCGGTAGCGGTGACGCTAGTCGGGGCGTTGGGAACCTTCAGCGGGTCATAGCCGGGTCGAATAAAACCGGCAGGAGGACGAAGCGGCATTTAGCCCTCCTATTAGCTGTTGATCTCTTCCCAAGAGCAGTTGACCACCAGATCACTTGCCGAACCTGCCGTCGCACCAATTGACTGGTTCTCCAGCAGATAGAAGCTGGTCGTCTTGTCGGTAACGATCAGGGAGGCATCTGCCGGCACGGAGATGGTCGAGGCGATCGGATACGCCGTGCCACCGAGCGCCGCTTGGCTGTAGATGTTGATGGTGATATCTGCCGCAGAAGTTCCATCCACGTTGGCCACCACGATCGAATTGATCTTGAAGACCTTGCCGCTTGCAGCAGCATTGCTCACCAAGCTGGTGGCGCTTGTAGTGGTCAGGGAAGTCTGCGAAGAGTTGCCATAAATCGCAGTGACGTTGACGATATTCGGGTTAGCCATGGTTTCTCCTTACAGGCCAAAAATAAGTGAAAAAGCGATGGCCTGACCCTTGCTGGCGCCGGTCGGGGCCGTTGACTGCCAAGTGGTTCCGTTGGAGGTCAGGACGTTTCCAGCAGTGCCCGGGGCCACCACTTGGAAAGCCGATGTTCCGTTACCCAGCAGCACGTTATTGGCCGTGAAAGACGTTCCACCCGTACCACCCTGAGCGACCGTGACAGTGCCGGCCTGCTTAATTAGTTTGCCCGTAGTGCCATCGAATGCAGCAAGGGCGCTATCCGTAGCCGATGCGGGCCCAACCACATCACCGTTGGCACCTGCCTTGGTGGCGATTGTCTGGACTGCGCCGCCGCTGTCCTTGTAGAACAGCTTGCCGTCAGCGGTATTAATCGCAAGCTCACCATCGACCAAATTGCCCGCGGTCGGAGCATTGGTCGGCGTGGTGCTGTAGTACAGCTTGATCGGGGTATATCCGGTCTGAGGCATTAGAAGGTTCCTCCAGAAATGCCGCTGGTAATGGCATCAGTTGATGGATTGTAAGAAAGCCCTGCGTCTACACCAAGCGCCTGATTGCCTGTTGTCGAGGCCGCCACAAAGGGGATGTAGAAGTTGGCGTTGGTTGCCGTGGCGGTGGTGGCCACGTTGGTAGCGTTCGTGGCCGTGGTCGCCGTAGTTGCGGTGGTCGCCGTCCCGACAGTGACACCAGCCGGATCAACGTATGCCGGCGCAGTGCCGTTGGAGGCCAGCAGGTATCCATTAGTGCCGACCGTCAGCTTGTCCAGCGTTGTGGTGGTGTTAGCAAAAAGCAAGTCGCCCACGGCGTAGCTGCTGATGCCGGTGCCGCCGTTGGCCGGAATCAGAGTGCCGGCCAGGGTGATCGTGCCCGAGGAGGTGATCGGGCCGCCAGAGGTCGTCAGGCCGGTAGTACCCCCGGATACGTCCACGGAGGTCACGGTGCCAGTTCCGGCCACGTTCCACTCGAAAGCCGATCCAGTCCACTTCAGGTAGTGCCCAGCCGTCACCGGAGCGGTGATAAAGCTAGTCGCTCCAGCCCCCGTCTGGTAGGGGATCTGGTAGGCCGTACCGCCGGCCAGATTGGTCGCGGTGGTAGCCGAGGTGGCCGAGGTCGCAGAAGTGGCGCTGGTGGCCGTTGCGGCGTTGCCAGAGATGTTAATCGCCCAGGTTCCCGTGGCGTTCGTGCCAGCGGTACTCGGAGCCCCTACATCGCTATAGGTCAGGCTAACCGCACCAGTCTGTCCATTGACCGAAGTTACCGTGTTCGTCTGGTCGATCTTCTGCCACGTTGTCCCGTTGAAGATCGCCCAGTCACCAATCTGCCAGTCCGTGATCCCGTCAAGGTTCGTGCTGCCAGCAGTAGTTACAACGTAGTAGTTGCCGTTGACGCCGACGCCCGAGGCGAGGGTCGGGGTGTTCGTGGAGGCGTTCCAGCCGCCCTTGTAGTCCAGCCCGCCGACGATGCCCGCTGTGGTCACGCTGGTGATCACGCCCTTGTCGTTGACCGTGATGACCGGGATGGCGGTGGTCGAGCCGTAGGTATTGGGGGTGACTCCAGAGGCCGGCAGATCGGCGTTGACCATCGCCCGGAAGGTCGGGACGCCGGAGGTGCCATCCGGGGCCGCCAGAATGCGATTGGCGGCCTGCGAGGCCCATGCTGCTGTCAGATCGCCGGTAGAAGTGACCGGGGAGTTCGTGACGGTGAACTGAGCCGGCATGACCAGCCCGACCGAGGTAACGCCCACCCCCGCGGCAATAGAGCCCCAGCTACCGTTGGCATAGCCTTCGAAGGTCTGGGTCTGGCTGTTGTAGCGCAGCAGGCCATTGGTAGGCAGGGCAGGGCGGGAAGCGGTATTCCCAGTGGGAACCAGCACACCACCAGAGCCGGGAAGGACGGGATCGTCGGACAACCCAATCGTGGGGTTGCCTGCTGCGCCACTGCCGTTGGTTACATCGATCTCGCTGGCCGTGCCCACGATAAATCGAGGGACAACGGTGCCGTTGTTGGGCAGCGCCACCAAGCCCGCGCCAGAGGCGTTGGCAAGGCTCAAAACCTGCCCCGTCAGGGCCAGATCTGGGTTGCCAGAGACGCCATCGCCGTTGGTGATCGACAGCCCCGAGGTCGAGACAGTGATAGAGCGCGGGACGACCGTGGTCAGCCCGGTCTTGACCGCAAAGCCGTTGCCGGCCGAATTTAGGCTGGCGGCAGCACCAGTGAGGTTGATCCGCAGGAAAGACTGCGCCCCGCCGTCAGTTATGGACAGATTTGCGTCAGTCGAGAGGTAACGGCTGTTGTTGAGGGTCGGCTCGTTGACCTGAGTCAGGAAGGTCTGGGTCTGAACCGGAGAGCCAGCAAGTGCGGAGGCGGTGGTCTTGACCGTACCGCCGTTCTGGACGATCGGGACAAGCTCGTTGCCCTGAATCGGGCCCGCATCCGGCAGTTGGGTGATGGTTTGATTGGCCATTATGGTGTCACCGAAATTCCGTCAAGGTTGCCGTTGTTCTCCGGATCTTGGGTATTGCCCTCGGTGGAGACGATGTAGTCGCCCTGATTGTCCGTCACAAGGTTGTTCGGGTCTACGGCCACGGAGACATCCGGACGGGGAAAACGCAGGTTGATGCGCTCGGTTTTACGAGCGGGCAGCCGGTAGGGATCTATCTGGTCGGCGCAGCCCTGCTGGCATACCTTCAACCCCGGGAAATTGGGGTCGGACATCTGCTCATCCATCGCCCGCTTCATGCGGCAGCGATCACAGATGAAAATGGCCAGAGACTGGTTGCCGATGGTGTCCAGAAACATCCCCATTACAGCCACCTGCACTCAGTGATGTGGGCGTATTTCCCGGTGTGCTTGACCTCCGGGTTGTTCAGCCAACGGTAGAGCGTTCCATGCCGGATTCCAAGCATTCTGGATGCCTCCATCAGGGACTTGTATTGAACCCCGTTGACTACGCAGGGCTTCATAGGATGGCAGTTTCGCAGAGACTCCACATGGGACTCTGACAGCTTTTTCCCGATTCTGGCAAGTCTTTGATGTCGCTTGATGTCAGGCCGATTCATGGCAACCAGCAACGCCTCGCGCTGTTTGGCTCGAATCTCGGGCCTGCTCATTGGATTGCGCTCAAGCATCATCTTTGCCTTGAAGGCTCTGTGCTCATCAGTGTGCCTAAACCCCGTAGATCCACGACCTCCATCAGAAATATTGACCAGCGGGGTGCCCATCTTTTTGATGGTATCAATCAAGAAGATCTCGTGGTCAAAAGCCTCTTGCTCAGTGCTCCAGCGGCCAAGAATCTCTACCTTGAAGCCGCCATGCTTCTCTACCGTTCGATTCCAGACAACATTACGCCCAGCCTTGCTGTACGCACGGCGAATACTGCCCTTGCCGATGTAAAACATCGAGCCATCAGGCTTGTAATGAGCGTATGTCGCGTGAATCATTTCAGCGTGTATACGGAGAAATGTTAGGCGCAAAGTACACAGGACTTTTGTCGCGCTCCTCGACCTCAGCCAGCGCCAGATACTTCTCGGCCTGCCCTTCGAGGTAGGTCACGCGATCCATGGGCACGGCAGGCAGTTCCAGGCTCATCTGGTGAGCCAGCATCGAGACCACGGCCATGTACCACCGCTGCGGAATCTGCAATTCGTCGGTCAGATCGCCCACATCCATGATCTGCCTGCTGTACCAGACCGTCATCTGCACGAACGGGTCGCTCGGGGTCGGCCAAAGGTAGATTTCCGGGTTCGGAACCGTCCGATTGAACCAAAATTGGTACGGCTGGTTGGCCGTGAAGTTTTTGTTCGGCAGGTTGGTGTAGTCGTCCCGGTTCAGGCGGGACATTGTGATCTCGCGGGAGTTGTTTCCTACATAAAACTGGCGCAAACCCAGCGTGGTGCCGCCAGAAGCTCGCACTCGGTAGTATTGAACGCTCTGACCGGGGTCAATATCCGTCCAAATCCACTGTTTATCGGTCACCGCAACCTGCCCCAGGTCATCCAGGGTGTTCCAAGTGACCCCATCGGTCGAGTATTCGAGCGTCAGCGACCAAGCGGCGCTCCCGCCACCCGCGATATAGGGCATCAGGCCGATCGAACCGGCATAAATGGGGTTATCGGTGCCGAAATTGACCGAAATATTGCCGTTTGCCGAGGTTTGCTGGCAAAAAGTATTGATGCTGTTGTCCGCTACGTTGGCAACAGTGCCGCCGGCGCTCGTGGTGTAGCTGCCAGAGGGTCGATTCATCGTGCGATACAGGGCGTTGAGCACATCATTCGACCCGTTGGGCAGGGTGTAGATGTACTTCTCGGGCGTCAGGCCGATCACATCCTTCTTGACGGCCCAGTATTGGATGCCGATGTTGATCAGGTTCGACAAAACGAAGCCAAGAGACTCCCGGGCGCTCAAAAGCTGCTCAGAAGTCAGTTCCTCGGCCAGCTTGCCGCAGCGCCGAGCGCCATGATCGATGAGCGTCTGGACGTTGTAGACCTGTCCGTAAGTGTCAGAGTAGGCCATATCGCTCCTTTACCATCCCGGACAATTCCAACGCTTCATCGAGGCGCGGGATCTGCTGCCCTTTTCGCTCTTCTCAGCTATCGCACCCATACGGGCACAGAAAGAATCGCGCCTAGCCCCACCCTGAGGCTGCGGAGCCTTCAGATTCGAGCCCGTCTCGCGGTTGTACTTGGCCCGCCCCTTGGCGGTCAGGCCAGCGCCTTGATCGGCAGGAAGCTTCTCGCCGCGCCCCACCGCTAGGCTGGGCCCACCCTTGGCCATCTTGGCGGTCTTAGCGGCCTGCTTGAATGCCTTTTCCGTGGGGGCCCCGGGAGATCCGGGTTTTCGCATCTTCTCGCCAGAACCCTCAGCAATGCGCTCACGCTTGGCGTGAATGTTGGCGTACAAGCCACCACCGGCTGCCATCTTCTCTGGCAGCTTGCCATACGCCTTCTTGCCCTTGTTGGCGTCGGTGAACTCAGCAGCCACATCCGGACGAATACCGACCTTCTTGGCAAACTTCGGGTTGTTCTCCGCGGCCTTCATCAGGCGGAACTGGGCTTGAGACTTGGCAGGCATTACGGCCCCTCTTTCACCAAAACGATGATGAACATGGACGACACTGAGTTATTTGATGAACTGCCGATCGCAGTCGCCTCAAGCGTAGTCTTCTCAGGAACGGCCAGCGGGTACTCGAACACATAGTTCGCCACGCCGTTGTTGATCGTGGTGATTGCGGCGGTCATCCGAATGTTGTTCACGCCACGGCTCAGGAGCCTGCCTTGCACGGGGTTAGATCCGCCTGCTTGACCAGTCGAAAACAGACCCTGAGACACATATCCCGTATACCCGGCTGGGATGGTGTAACTGCCCGTAGTCGTGTTGTTGTAGTCAAGTTTGATGATGTCGTAGGCGGTCGCAGGGACGCCCGCTGTCACAGTGCCAGTACCGATGTAGATGTCGCCCTCGGCGCTATTGCTTGAGCCTGCGGTTCTCACATAAGCGTAGTTCACACGAAGAAGCGATGCGGTCATCGTGACGGCGGTCTGCCCATTCAGCGTAACGGTCTCTGTGACTTCGTTGTAGTTTGCATCAAGGCCCTGCACGACTACCGTACGGGCGCCTGTACCTGCGGCTGTATCGTTCGCGCTCGTAGAACTGACAGTCATCTGCAAAGCAGCGGCAGGGAAGGTGATCAGGCTCGGCAAAGGCCAAACCGATACCTGAGTCGCGTCCACGTCAGGGTTAAACCCAAAGACGGTGACATTCCTGTGGCCCTGAATCTGACCACGAGAAACTTGAAGTTCAAAAGGCTCGTATGCCCCTTGTCTTGTAACCGAGGATATGACTGTTGGCATCAAGCAATCCCCGCTTGAACGACTTTCATGGTCACCACGCCAGTCCCGGAATTGACCAGAACCTTCAGGCCGGTGATGGGAAAATTGATGTAGCCATCTTCGTTGCCAGTCTTGCTGGTGATGGTGGCATCGTCAAACCATGTCGAAAAGCCAGATGCCGGATCATCGTAGGAGAACTGCACCGAGTAGTTGACCGTGCCAGTCACAATAACAGCGAACCCGATGTTGACAGGGTTGGTGTTCGTATTGATGACGACTGCGTCAGTCGAGCCGGCGCCAGTGCGGGAGACCGTCTGAACTTTCATTTCAATTCCTCAAAGAAAGCGGGGGCCGAAGCCCCCACTCGGTTCAGCACTTAACCGATCCGCCGCGCTTCTTGGCAGGGGTCACCGTGACCGATTTCTCGGTCTCAGTCACGCTGCCAGCCTTGGGAGTAGTGTCCATGCCCAGCATCTTCTTAGCACCGCGGAAGAGCTTTCCGGGGATGCTGCGAATGTTGCGGGCCATGTCCAGTTCTTCCTTGGCCGGGCCGATGCTTTCCCTGTATGCCTTATCGAGCATGCGCTGCTCGGCAGGAGAGGTCACATCGGTTGATCCGCCTTCGGCCATCTTCACCTTGCCGCCTTTTTTGAAGGTGCCAGACTGAAGATTGTTCTTGACGGACTTAGAAGCAGGCTTCTTCGGATACGCCACGGCGTGGCCGCTGTCGTTAACAGCTCCCCCCGTGGCGTAGGCTTTTTTTGCTGCGCCACCTTTCTTGTAGCCGCCAGCATTGCCCAGCTTCACATCGCCAGTCGGAGCAGAGTTGGTATCAACTTTGGCCGTGTGCATCTTGGTGTTGCGATACTCGCCACCTTGATTCTCGGTGTTGATAATTCCGCTCTTGGCGATAGCGCCGCCTTCCTTGAAGCCAGCCTGACCCATTACAACGCCGCCGGTCTTGTAGTTGCCCGGCTTGGGTGACTTCATCACACCACCGGTCTTAAGACCCTTGTGCGCCTTCGAGGCAGGCTTGCCCTCATGAGACTTAAGCTCAGACTTCAGGCCCTTGATGGCCTTCATCTCAGCCTTGTGCTCGGCCTTGGACTCACCGCCTTCGGCCATCATGGGCATACGGCGGCCAGCCATGGCGCCGCGACGAGCGGCCATGGAGGGCTTGGCAGGACGAGCAGCAGCGGGCATACCGCCGCGGGCACCGACAGGAGCCGGAGCCGCAGACAGAGCGCCCATAACGCCACCGTTCATCATCTTCTTCGGAGCTTTGACGGAGCCACCCTTCTTGAGCTTCAGTTCAACTGAAGGCTCAGTGGTCATCATCTTCACCATCGGCTTGAATTGGCCCATGATTTACTCCTCAGACTTTCTGAGCGTAGACCACCGTGAGGCGGAAGACACCCTGCGTGGTAGAGATCGTGCCGTTGGGGTCAACAGTGATCACCACAGACTGGTTGGTAGTGACATCAGCCATGGCCGCGGTTTGAGCCGCAGTCGGGGCGAACGTCAGACGACCGCCAGCAATGCCATCAGTCGACGACATATACTGGGTGCCAGCAGCGGCGGTTCCAACCGTCACAGCAATCGCCGTCGCAGTACCGGCACCAGCCACAGCAACCGTAGTGCCATCAACTTTGAGGTCGATGATCTGCGAGCTTGCCGGAATGGTGATGGTTGCGCTGGAGGCGGTGCCCGCGGCAACAGTGGTCACGGTCGTGGTCTGAGCCAGAACCGCAAAACCACCATCCACCGTGTCGGTCAGAGTACCAGAACCCATGCGAACGGCAGAACCGAAATAGGTCTGTGCCATTTATTACTCCTTTATTGGAGCAGGGGCCGAAGCCCCCGCTTGGGTTTAGACGCCGGGAGTACCGTACATCGCACGAGGATCGGTGAAGCCAACGTCATAACGCTCGGTGGCCTTGTACCGCATCGTGTCGGTCTCAAAGTCGCCTTCCATGGTCTTCTCCAGACCACGGCGCATCATCAGCTTCATGCCCTCAGGAGCATCGGTCTGCACCCACCATGCGGTGGAGCTAGTCAGACGCGAGATCACGGCAGCACCTTCGTCCAGCAGCCCGATGGACTTGACGGGGTTGATGTCGTTGTTCGCGTTGCCAGCCCGCAGCACGGACTTGAGCAGCACTTCGGCTTGGAAGATGTTGCCCGGGGCCACCACCAGTTGGCGGGGAACCAGACGAATCTTCTTGCCGTTGTTGTCCACAGCCTGACGGATCTGGATCAGCATCTGCTCCAGAGAGGTCTGGGACAGGTTGGCTGCCGTGGTCAGCAGGTTGGAGAACGTGCCGTTGACGATCGGGTGAGAGGCGCTGTTCAGTGCCACACCGTCGCCGCCTGCGTACTGGCCGCCGGTGAAGGCGTTGTTCAGCACGTTGGCGCACAGGGTTTCCTTGGTCTCGATCAGGGACTGAGCGAGATGGCGGGCATACACCTGACCAATACGGATGTGGTCGCCGTCTTCAACCAGAACTTTGGTCAGCGCGAAGGCCAGACCATAGACGTTGTAGACGTAACGCTTGAGGAACAGCACACCACCTTGTTGGTACGTCACCGGAGTGCCGTCAGGCATCTGCGGAGCAGCACCGAATCCGTACAGGACGGGTTCTTCGTGGTAGTTGCGCGGGATGCCTTGCTGTTCGCGGAAAACCCGCGACCATTCGTCGGCACGTTGATCGTAAACACCGTCGAAGCACTCGTTCAGAATGGGTTCGACGATGGAACGAAAGTCGGTACTACGCATCGGAGCGGCCATGGTTCACTCCCTCCTTAGATTGCAGTGCCGGCGGTGGTGGCAAATTGGAATTTGGCCACGGTAGCACGGACGATGGTGTAGGAATCACCCCAAGCATTGCCGGGGTACGGAGCGAGATCAACGATTCGCATCTGAGCGGTATTGCCAGCACCAGCGAGGGTGGTGGAAATCGTCGCTGCGGACAGGCCGGTAGTGGCCGAGCCAGCAGTCGTATTGCTCAGATCAGCTTCGTCGCCAATCGAGGTCTGGGCCAGAGAGCCGTCAGCCTGGACTTCATAGACGATGTTGGGATCGTTGTAGAAGTAGGCAACGCACGAACCAGTCTGGTAAGCCGTAGAGGCAGGCCAGTAGTTCGAGACGCGACGACGACCAGTGGTGTCAGTCCACTCAACGCCAGCGAAAGCGCCGACGAAAGCGTCACCGGCAGCCGCCGGCTCGATAACACCGCCGGTCACATACTTGACCGGTTGGCCCTTGAGAATGTTCGACCCGAAGGCCGAAACGATGCCGCCAGCCAGCGCCTGAGCGCGATCCAAACCGGAGGGGTGGAACGCAGGACGCAGACCGAACGGAGCAGAGGTTGCACTCATGTTAACTCCTTGGATTAGCCCTCAAAAGTGGGGGCACGTTGGGTTTGCTGTTGATCGAAACGACCCATCCCACCGCCTTCCAACTGCACCAAACGCTTGCCGCTGCTGTCCCGTGCGCCTTGAAGGTTCTCCACTTGGATTCGGATTTTTTCTTCCTCTTCCAGCGGAGCTTCGTAGTGCATCTGCGTCATGACTTCTTGGTAGACGTCCATGGGCAGCTTGAACAGAAGCATTTCATTGCAAGCGATGTATCCAGTGTGTTCGCCAGCCTTGACTTTGAAGTTGTCGAATCCAGGCAACTCATCCGCTTTCACGGGAACGTAGCCAAGACGCATCCTCTTGTCGATGGTGTCGTACGCATTGGTAGTCGAAAGCCAGCACAGGTGCCATCCCGGGATGGGAGGGACTTTGGGTAGTGCCGATTGCGTCCACTCGTCGCTCCACATCTTTCGACGCTCCTGCGAACTCATGAACTGTTCTTCAGGGGGACGGCGGCTTGCGTCCTCACTTGCGCGATCATCGCGGCCACCGGCCTGAAGGGATTTTTTGAGCCTGCTGTCAGTCATGACAGTTCTCCAAACTTAAGTTATGTAGAAGTCTATCAGCTTGCTCCTTGGCAAGTCGACGTTTCGCCCAAGATTCCTTGAGGCGAAGACTTTGCGCTTCGCGCCGTGCTTTGTCAGACCAGACCTCTTTTGACTTGGCCCTAGCATTCGACTTGAAGGCATCAGTCTGCTTAACGCCTACCTTTGCCAAACGGAACTTCTCTTTGACTTCGGGGTTTCGATTGCGGTTTGCCTCAGCGATCTTCGCCTTAGATTCCGCGTTATGTTTGTATCCAACAGGCCCAATTTGGCCTCCAACGGTCATGTTGTATCCGTTGGGGGTCAAGGTGTTGTGCTGTTGAATCAGCATGCGTTCAAGATCACAGGCCGCCTCTAAATCGAAGGCATCAGCAATATGAGAGAAGACGAACTTGTCAAAACCATGTTGGCGGATGGCCTCATGAAAGACGGACTTTGTCTTGGCGCACTTATGGGAGATCAGACGCTTTTGATACTCCTTTGTGAGACCAATGTACTGCCTACCATTCACCACGTTGGTAGCAATGTAGAGCGAGTACACGGCAGTCATGTTTAGCTCCTGTAACCTTGAGATTGCCGCGCCTCTTGGGCATAGCGTTTGATCATCTTGTTGCGCTGCTCCGGGTTGTCCCAGAAACCCGCATCCTTCATCGCCCGAACTTGTTCGGGAGACAAAGTGAAGGTGTTTTTGCCACCTGCCCTTGCGGATGATTCGCGCCCAGATCCAGTCACGATACCTCTCGGTTTACTCCGCCGACTCTGACTTTCGTCGGTGTTTGAATTGTATCGATGGGGTAGATACTTTTGCAAGCGATTGTCAAGCTCCTCCCAATATTCCGGGCTAGTGGCATCCCACCCCTCGGCACTGAGAGATTCATCGACCTGTTTGGCAATTTTGCTGTCCAAATCCCGGCCATCGGGCTTGAACCACATATTGCGCTCCATCCAGTCCGCCGCATTTCGCTGCAAACGGGGGTCTGGAATGTTCGATTCTTGCTTCGGAGAGGCGGCATTCTTTTTGAGGTTCCGCAGGCTTTCGGCCTGCTGGCGAGCCTCCATCCACATCTCCTGCGCCTTGGCCATAGCCTGCCCGTCGCGGGCCTCGGCGGCCTCAGCCAGCTTCATCTTGGCGTAGTTGACCCGCAGTTCCGAGTCTTCGATCGCCTTGTCGATCCGGGCCAGATCCGCAGAATGCGTCTTACGCTCAATAACCGAGAGCCGCTGGAGTAGTTCTTGATTCTGGCGTTCAAGCATCTGGAGCTTTAGCTCCTTCTCGGCATTGGTCTGTCTGACCAACTGCTTCTTGGCGCGGCGGCGCTCACGCTTGGCGGCGCGAAGGGCCTCGGTGTCGTCCGGATCGTCGTCGTCGGCAGGGTCGTTGCCCTCACCGGCGTCATCGGATGCCTCTACGGGCTCCGGCTTTTCTTCCGGTTCGCTGGCATCTTCTGCCTGCGGGTTCGGAATGCTCTCAGGAAGATCAACAACGGCAGAACCGTCCTGCTCTTCCTTGACTTCAATGTTTTCGTTCTCTTGTGCCATTTTTCACCTCAAATGAAAGCGCGCATTTCGAGCGGGTTGCCAGTCACTTTTGCAATGACTTCGTGATCGTTGAGGATCATGAACAGGGCCGGATCTTCCAGATCGTCGTCGCCCGGGACTTTGACTTCCCAACGGTCACCACCCCACTTGGGTACACGGATGTAATCGCCAACGGCGCACCACGAGCCCTCAGGCCACGATTCCATGGTGTCGCGTTTCTTGAATGCGAGAGGGCCAATCTCGATGACTTTCGCCACCATGTTGTTCCACTTCTCGGTTTCTTTGGTCTCTTCAACCAAGATGATTCCAGCGGCGGTTGCTTTCTTTTTGGTGCGGCGCAGTTGCACAAGGATTCGCCCACCAAGAGGTTTCGCACCGGGATCTACACTCGGGAAAGCCCAAGCAATGTCAGCGTCAGTAAACGCTACCGGCTCATTCATGTTCATCGTCTTCTTTCAAAAGATCGTTGAGGATTTGCAGGGACTCAGCAAGTCCTGCGTAATGACCAACCATGCGCTGATAGGACTCCCATGTCGCGGCATTTCCATCCGCTAGGGACAGGCGTATCTCAGCCTGACGAGACTCTATTGCGCCGATCAGGTCGCCAAGGGTTTTCATTTATTTATTCTTCTGGGCGATGCCTCCTTTTGCGGGTTGAGCCGGCTTGTTGTTGCCGCCTTGGGTTTTGAGCGAAGTGCCATCGAGCTTTTCGCCAGCGGCAATACGCTTATGCAAAGGCACAGCCTCATTGTGGTACGGATTCGTAGCCATTAGATCTCTCCTAAGTTACGTTGTGCCTGTTGGAGCAGGCGGGTTGCAGTGTCGTACTGCTCTTGTTGCAGCGCCTGATCCTTCTGGGTCAAACGTGCAGTCTCGATGCGCTCCTTCGTCAAGTTATCTGCCGAGTTCAGAGCGATATCCAAGTCGTCACGGCGCTGGTTCTGAGACGCCTCCAGCTTCAACTCCTCGCCCTTGAGCGCCAGTTCAGCCTTGTCACGCTCGGCGCGGCGCTGGGTCTCAGCCAGCGAAGTCTCGCGCAGCACTTGAGCCTCGGGCGGCAGTTGACCCTGCGGGGTCAGTTGCTGCATGGCCTGGATCAATTGCTGGAGCATCGGGACAATTTTGCTAAAGGCTTTCTCGCTGTCGAGCTTGACATGCTGCGATGCAACAGCGAAGACCTTGTCGATCTGGCTGGTCAGGCGCTTGTCCTCGTACTCCTCCTCGGTGAGCACCTTGTCACCGCGGGACTTGGCCACATAGCCGTTCATCCGGTTCAGATACCACAGCACCATGTGCTGCTTGATGTGCTCCAGCGACCGCGGCAGGTAGAACGAGGCCATGATCGGGTTGGAGCCGAAGGCCGGGTTCAGGGCGAAGTCCAGATGGCTCTGGATGTGGGCAAGGTGATCCTGCTGGATGTAGGCGAAGGCGTTCTGGCCCAGGGCCATGGCCACGTTCTCATCCGCGGGAGTCCGCTCCTCAGGGGCCGGGGTGTCCTTCAGAAGCTCGTTAATGCCCGGAATCTTCAGTTGCTTCAGGAGCCGCTGCTCAACAGCCTGCCGGTTGTACAGATCCGGGGCTTTGTCCGCCCGGGCCAGCACCGCCTGCATCTGAGCCATACGCTGGGTCTCGGAGAAGATGTGCGGGTCGGACACCGGCACCACATCCGTATTGCGGCGGAAGTCCTCCGACTCAATCTCCAGATCCGCGACGATCTCACCCTTACGCTGGTCTTCCAGATACCAGCGGTTCAGGCGCCCCAGAATCTTCAGGATGCGGGCCTGAGAGTCATGCAAACGGGCATGAATGGCCGAGAAAACCGCCGCTCCCTGCTCGATCAGGGCCTGAGTCGTCCCCACCGGGGTATTGGCGTTGACATCAGCAATTTTTTCTTCGGCTGTTGTAACTACGCCACGGGCGGCCTTGTCGAGGTAGCCGACAAGCTCAAAAAGCACCTGGGAGGGCGGGTTGAACGGCATCGGCATGGCGATCTTGCGGATGTCGTCCACGCCCGGGGCTCCCTCGATCTCGGCCACCTGCGTGACATCCACCTGCTGGCTCTGCCCGGAGATCTTGGCTCCCTTGAGCTTGAGCATGGTGGCGGCGTTGTTGATGTGCGCCGAGTCCATCAGGGCCCGGATACCGCCCGTCAGAGCCGCGGAGAGGCCACCGATGAGGTGGGGCAGGCCAATCGCGTAGGCGCCGCGCCACGGGATGAACTTGAACTCGACCACCCAGTCGAGCTTGGTCATCGTGTCATCGCCCTCTTCCCAGTTGCGGTACAGGCCCACCACCTCAGAATCGAGCTTGTCGATCATCAGGATGTAGGGGGCCATCTCGCCCTTGGAATACGGGTCGTCTTCAAGCTCCAGCCAGCAGTAAACGTGATAAACGGTGCGCTCGCCGTCCTCGTTGTCCTGCCACTTGCGGCCTTCGATCTTGTCGTTGGCCTTTTGCGCCTTGGACTCATCGGGCTGCATGGTCGCCCGGATCAGGGAGATGTCGCGGTACAGCTTTGTACGGATGCGGCGCTTGAACTCCCACTCCGTGATGTCATGCACCTCGGTAGCCCGTTGGGCGGTGTAGAAGTTGGTGGCGGCAAACGGCACGATCACCCGGTCGATCGGCATGAACTCGGCGCAAGGACGCTTTTTCTCCTCGTCATACCAAAGTTTCATGTACTGGGAGCCGCCCAGAGGAAGCTGCGTCAGAAGCTGCTCTTCCTCGTCGCGGAACTCCTCGATCTGCTCGGTAAGCTGCCAGTTCATGTAGTCGCGCTTACGCTCGGCTCGGGCGGTCTTGTCCTCATCGACCTGACCCAAGATCTTGGTCTTGACGGGCCCGTCAGGCGGGAAAAGCTCCTTGATGGCTCGGGAGGCGAAGTCCACGCAGGCTTCAGCCATTACCGGGTGGACAACCTTGGAGGCACCAGCAAAGGAAGCGCCACCAGGGGCATCGTTGCCCAGGCCGGTGCGCTTGATGCCTTCCTCGTATTGCTTGTCCCGCTCTTCGCGGGCCTTTTTGTCTTTGTCGATCAGTTCCAGATAGCGCAGGGCCATGGAATCCAGATCAAGCGCATCGATGTCGTCGGCAAGGTTGGCGTAGAAGTCCTTGTCCTCCATCGGCCCTTCGGTCTCCAGCTTGACCACCGCGGAGCCGTCAGGAAGCTCCTCGACCTCGGTGCCATCACCTTCGGGAAGCTCGAACTCCATCTGGTCGTCCTCAGTCTCCGTCTGATCGGAGATGCCCGGGACAAATCGTCCGTACTCCGGGTCAATGGGGAACTCTGTAGCCATGAATTATTTCCTCTGCATCAGTTCCAGACGCATCGCATCCGGATTATCTGAGAACTCAACCTTTTGTGGAACTTGCTGATTATCAGGGGCCGCGCCGATAGCGGCCGCTCCAGCCCCGATGCCCTCCAGCGCCGGAACACCGACTTGCTGGTACAGGGGAAGGCCCCTCTTGGTGATCTCCTCGCGCATCTGGGGGGTGATGTCGAAGGTGTGAACAGGAACGGTTTTTTGCGGGGTCTGATAAAAAGATCGACCGGCCTGCTCTATTTTTGATGGCTGGGTGACCATCTCAAATTGCCCGACAGAGACGCCGTACGGCTTGCCAAAGCTATTGAGGTAATCGGGCAGGATCTTGTCGTAGAAGCCCTTCATCCCCTCGCCGCCGACTTGGAGGTCGAGGCCGGTCAGAGATCCATCGGTATCCGCCGCATCTAAAATTTTTCGCGCCAGTTCTTTCCCAACAAGACTCTCCAGTTGCTCCGGCGTTTGCATTGTTTTATCAATGACTACGTCACCACCGCGAATGGCGGCGATATCCACGGTGCCCTGCGAGTTCTTGCTGAAATTTAAGCTGTCGATTTGTTTGCTCAGGTCGTACCGCTTGGCCTGCTCAATGCCCGGCGTGATCGCCACACGGTCGTATCCGTTCTCCGCGGCGTAATTGAGCAGCCGCTTCATCGTCAACTCGTGCCAGTTCTTCTTGAACGGCGCATCGGGAACCATGCTGCCCATGGCCCGTGAGACATCGGGGATGCTGTCGTATGCCTGTCTGGCTTCCATCAACCTCGGAAGCTCGTTGAGCCAAGCCCTGCCCCAGCTTTCGGCAGACTCCCTGATCTGAGCCTGACGCTCAGGAGAATACGTGGCGAACTCCGGGCTCTTGAGCTTGTCATCAAAGATCGCGGAGCTTTCCTTCGCTTGTTCGTACCGTTTCTGAATCTCGTTCAATTCAGACTTGGCTTTGATCTTGGCCTTCTTGAGTTCCTCCATCTCAGCCAACTTCTCCGGCGTCTGGTAGCCGTGTTTGCGGCCTGCCTGATGCCAGTCGGACTGGATCTCCTCGATGTGCAGGATCTTCTCGCCGTTAGGGCCAGTGCGGTCACTGACTCGGGCGTGGGCTAGGACGTTGGGCTCATTCCAGTGGGATGAGCGATACATCTGTGGCAGCGTAGAAGCATCGGCCAGCGATCGTGCGTAATTGCGCTCCTCCGGCGTTGCAAACTGACCCCAGTTGACTCCGGCGTTGTATTTCTCGCGCATCTGCGCCTGAAACGCCTTGAGTTCGTTCTGCCTACTGGTGATCGGATCTGGCAGACGCAGCAAGATCTCGCGGTAGTTCTCGCCGCCGGGAAGCGTGTAGTCCTGAAACCTAGCATTAGACGCCGCAGATTGCCGCCCAAGCTCGTCGGCTTGCTCGATTAGGCGGAAATACTCATCACGCTCCGCGGGGCTCAGGTTGCGAAGCCCCCTGTTCTCCAGAACATCGAGCCGGATGCGCCAGTTGTCGCGTCCACCATGGACGGTCTCCTCCAGCTTGGGAGGAGCGTTCTTCTCCATGACCTTCTTGACTTCGGCCTTGGTGGTCTTGCCCATGGCAGGCAAAGCCTTGTCCAGCCCCCGATCCTTGATCTCCTGCGCCTTGACGCCGGGGGTCTTCTCCAACTCCCGAAGGAACTCCGCGCCGGTGCCCTTCTCACGCTTGAGTGCGTTTAGCGCCTCGTCGGCCTTGGAGGTCAGCCCCTTAAGAAGTTTGAATCCGCTCACAGCGGGCGCTCCTCGATGGTCAGGTCGTCACCGGTGATGTCACCATCAACCGCTCCGCCTTCAGCAAATCCACGCACCTTGCGAAGCTGGTTGTAGTAGGTCGCCAGATCTTCCAGATAAGCCTCATCGACCACTTGATGTGGGAAGACTTTCTGAATCGTGCCAGTAAAGTCCTGCGGGCGGTACTTCTGGCGGACAAATTCTGTGACATCCGGAAAACTAATCGAGAAAGGCGCAAGCTCTGGCGCACGGCCCAGTGCGGTGCCCGGAATATCGTGGCTATAGGTCTGGTGGGCAGACTCGGGGATAAGCTCCGCGCCCGGCTTCATGCGACCAGCCGACAAACCGGTCATGTTGATCTCCATGTTCCGAATCTCGGGCTCGGTGATCGCCCATTCAATCGAGCGGCCATCAGGCATGTTGGTAGCCTCTGTGAGCTTTGGCGTCTTCATGCGGTTGTTGAACCACTTTCGAAGCTCTGGATTTTCCTTCATCGCCAGATAAGCGCCATCAGGATCTGCAATACCGGGCCACTCAGGGAATGAGGTATGAACATACTCGCCGGTCTTTGGGTTCTTCTTGATGTACCCATATGCAATGGCTTGATCAAATGCCTCCATCTGACCTTTTGTCATCTTGGAGTAGTCGATGGCGCGAAGGTTTGCGTCAGCAAAATGCTGGGCAAAGTTATTGGCATCAGTGCCCATGGCAAGGTGATACGCAGTGACAAGATCGGTATTAAACTTCCTTGCGATTTCGGTGACTTTGTTCTGGAATATCTGCGCCGGGCCAAAGTTAGACGCCCAGAACGCCCGCTTCTCCTCAGGAAGCTCCAGCTTGCCAAGACCAAAATTGGCGCCGCCCTCTTGGACAGATCCCACAGGAATGTCATCAACGCTCTTCAGGATGACATCGGCAACCGTCTGATCTCCGGGAAGGGCGATGTTTACCTCGCCGATCTTGGGCTCATAAACGCCTAGATTCGGGATGTCTTTTGTCGGCTCCAACTCGTACTTGAGCGCCTGAACACGCTTGGACTCCGCCATTGAACGGCCAGCAAGGTTCTCGGTTTTGTTCAACAGCGGACTTCTGACATGCTCTCCGGCTTGCTGGCGCCCCACTCGCTCGGCGGCCTCCAGAATGTCCTGCTTGGTCGGTCGGACGCGAGGAATGTCAAGCGGAACCGCGGGAACCTTTTCTGATTTTTTAATTGCGGCGCCCACTGGAAGGCCTTTGGTCACAGAGGCCAATGGAGCCACGGACAGGATTGTCTCTGAGGTGTCTTCAGGCAGCAGCGGGACGTTGGCCTTGCCGATGTTGGTGATCGGCTGGCCATAACCAACGCGCTCCAGCGTCCGGGCAATAGCGGGAACACCGAGGAACTCGCTGATCATTGCGGCAGGAGGGTTGGGGTAGCCAAAGGGCTTGGAGACGAACTCATGCGCCTTTTGCAAGGCCTTGGCAGCGCCCAGGGCAGGCTTGCTGCGAACCTCGGTGGGCTTGATCTGGGCAAGCTCGGCTCGCATCGTGTCGGGGTTGTCCGAGATCTGAACCTTGCCGCCCTTCTTGTACTGTTTTGGGGGCTTGGTCAGCAGATCCTCCTGCGGAACGTCATAGCTGGCGGCGGGCGGAGTATCTCGGCGCTGCTCGGGCGTCATCATCTGGCGGTCTTGCACCGCACGAGCCTCAGCCTCACCGGCAAGTCGCCTGTAGTATTCCCGAGCGGCGTTTTCCTGAAGGTCGCGCTCTATCGCCGGAGTGATCGGCACGTTGTAGCTGTTGACGAACTCAGAGTAAGCCTTCTTGGCCTCATCCTCGGTCGGGTAGCGGTTTGCCTTTTGAAACTCAGCAAAGCTCGGAGGCTGCTGAATCTCATAGCGTAGGCGCTGAAGGATGTCGAACGCACGAGGATCTTTGAAGGCCATAGCCTGATTGCCGCCGGGGCTCATGCCCTCCAGCGTCTGCACGGCATGCTGCATCTCGTGCAGAGTCGTCGAGGTCGGGTTGCGCTGCAAGCCGGATTGATAAATGTCCATCGACATCGAGCCGGGGCTTTTGTCACTCTTCTCGAAAATGCTCAAGCTGCCGCGGGTTCCTTCCCCGCCATAGCCGCCAGTCTCGACCGGAATTTTTGCAAGCTCTGGATATGCCTTGTAAAGCTCCGGGTGGTGAAAGACCGTATACGCCTTTGCCTCGGTCAGGCTTGGGTCTTTCTTGTAATCAGCAAGCTCTTCCTTGGCGGTGGCGATCTTCTCGCGCACATCCTTCTTGGCCTCGGTCAGAGCTTTCGGGAACAGATCCTTCTGCGGGGTGGTCTTGATTTTTTCCTTCAGGACATCGATGCCGCCCTTAATCACAGCGGCCATCTCCTTGCGCTCATCGGGCGTAAGGAACAAGGCGGCGCGATCGTCGATCTCTTGGCGCAGGATGCCGTCAACCCCACGGAAGGTGCCCGTCTGCTTCCAGATCTCGACGGGATCAATGCCTTGCTTCTCCAGTCGAGCAGCGGCATCGGCAGCAGCCTGATCCCATGTCTTGGCCTTCGGGCCAACAAAGATGCGGGGGCCGGACGATCCAGCCGCCATTGCAAAGTCCTTGCTGGCGCTTACAACAGCCCCAGGCAGGCCAGCAGCAAGGCGAAGCGGGGAGCCCGGGCCCATGTAGAAGCCGCCACCCAGTTGGCCCATTCCAGTGGCCGCACGGCTCACGGGGGTGTCAGACCGCAGGGGAATGCGCTTCTCGATTTCCTCGCTGGTCGGCAGGACGGTCTTCTCATCCAGCCCGGGCAGCAGCCGGATCAGGGACTCGATGTCACCGGGGGCTCCCAGAACACCAGAGGCGAATCCTCGGGCAACGTCAACGGGGAAGTTCTTGGCAGCCTCAGGGTCTTGCTGAGACCGGCGGGGCTTCATCTGGGGAAAGACGCCGAAGGCAGCTTTTTCTTCGGGTTGGCCGAACAGAGCGTCTGCCAGCTTGCCGGTCTTTTTGGGCATGTCGGGCCTCAAGGGATTGACTTGCTTGAATTATGCCCAGCAGCGGGATTCAAGTCCACATGAGGTGATCACGCACTGACTGAGGAATCCCCCTGTAGCCCCGACAGGTCTCAATCACATGGGCGACCTGATCCGGGATTACCTTGCCGACATAAGGCGCCTCTTTGCACCAGATCAGCAAAAGTTGCTGTTGACCGTTGGTCAGCCCCCGTTCGTCACTGATGCTGTCGAGCCATTCTCTAGTTATTTCCATTCCTCTGACCCTTGGTGAACGTTTGAGCAAAGCACAGCCTAACCGTGTCACAACACCAGTTTCGCTCTGTGCTGGATGCCTGACCCTCGGAGCCACGCCATCGCATCGCACTACCCCAGACTTGTCTCAACCACCCGGCTCTAGGGATTCGCCCACCGCCCCCGCTCTGGCTCGCTCGTGTAACGGGGTTCCTGTATAGCCACCACCGACGTACCGCATGGCATCAGGGCTGGCGCATTGGCAACAAAAAAGCCACTTACTGCTGCGCCCGGTAGCTGTTCCCCGGGAACCCCCAGGGACGGACGCATGAGTAAGTGGCCTTCAACTGTTGACAGCTACGACAACGGAACTGACTCTACCACAACCAGAAAACCAGTCAAGCACCAAGAGCCAACAAGATCCAACAAGATTTGTCACCCGATTTCGGGAACTAAAACACCCCAGGTAGGGTGAAAAAGCACCCCAGGTAGGGTGAAAAATGACAAAACTAGTTTCATTCACTTTTTGTTGGGGCAGCCTGGGCACCATCGGACTGAGTGACAGACGCCGAGGAACTCACATCGGGTGGGACGACCGGAAGCCGAGGCGAGTGGTTCTCTACCTGCGACGAGGCGATCTGGTAGACATCCCGCCACGCCAGCCTCGCCCCCTGCGTCCTTGCCGCCCAGATCAGCCGCTGAAGCTGGATCGGGATGTCGTCCCCCTCGTACTGGATTCCGGCCCACCTAATCATCTCCCGATCGGTATCAATGTCTACTTTTTCGCTCATTGGACTCTCCATTTACAGCCGTGGCATCTTTCGTCCTGTTTGCCCAGATCCGTATGCGTGTACTGGCACAGGGTCTCCATGCGGAACGGGACGTCCATCAGGATGGGATAGCGGGTGCAATCGACCACCACCCAGCCGTCCTGCATCAGGCTGGAGGTCTTGTACTCCGGGCGGTTGTGGCATCCATGCTCAAACGGCATAGGGGTTCTCCCTGCGCCGGAACTCCCAGCCGGCGTCAATCACATCTTCCTCGTCGTATGCCTCCGGCGGGGGAGGATCGATGTTGAGCCACCCAGCGTCCCGCAGATAGCGCAGGGCCTGACTCATGGCGTCACAGAAGTCGTCGTGGGTCGTATCGGGGAAGGCGCAGATCTGGCTGACCATCCCCTCGGCCCAGTCCCGGACATAGCCCTTGTTGACACTGGACTCGGGTATCCAGACCCTGCCTGCCCGGATGATGTTGGCGATGATCGACAGGCGCTGCATCTTGTCGGCCCTGCCTGGGTTGTAGCCACGCACGAACACATGGGCTCGCTGGAGGTCTTGGATCAGGGAGATGCCAGCGGCCTTCTCCTCGACCAGCACCAGATCCACCCGGCGAGCGTCCTTACCATCCCCGTAGATAACCTCGTACTCCTCCAGCACCTTGGGCTTGAGGTCGGGGTACTGGAGCCTGTCCTGCCACGCATCGATCACCAGCACGGACATCGGCCCGTCCATGGGCTTGAACACCCCGAACGTGATCGAGGCGGTCGGGTCGTTGTTGGCCTTGTCGGTGAACGCACAGTCATAGGACTGGACGATGTACTCCAGCTTAGGCAGGGGCTTGTCCGCAGGCCAGAGCTTGAACCACGATCGCTTGACGATACCGGCATCCTCCGGGTCGAGGATCTCGGCGTAGATCTCCTGCCGACCCAGCTTAGTACCTTCGTACTGAAGAATCTGCTTGCGGAAGTTGTCCGACAGGTTGGCGATGTTCGAGTAGGTCGAGGCGGTGGTCAGGTGGACATCGTCACCCTCCCGGCCCACAAGCTCGACGATCAGATCCTTGGGCTTCGGGGTGGTAGTGCAGATCAGGCGGGTCTTGAAGGCGGGGTCACCAGCGATCTTCAGGCGCATGCCGAACTGCATCTGATCCCAGGCCTCTTGCAGGTACTCCCATGCCGCAAGCTCATCGCACCAGCCCCCGTGAAACTGAGGCCCCCGGAAACGCTCGGGCTCCGAGGCCGGGATGCCCTTGATCAGCGACCCATTGACCAGCTTCAACTCATGTAATGCTTTGTTGTAATCCTCGATCAGGATCGGCGGGATGACGGACATGAGCCCCGAGTCACCCTCGAAGCAGGTGGAGCGGACATCGGAGGAGGTGGGGGCCGAGACCAGCCAACGGGTGGCGGGGAACTCCCACGCCCACCACCAGATCTGTTCCGCGGCGGTGCGGGTCTTTCCAGCGCCGCGGCCTGCCAGCAGCAGCCAGATTGACCACCAGTCCCCGTGGGGCAGGATCTGGTGATCGTGGGCCTGCGCCAGCCATGCTGCCCGTTTGGCGAAGGCCATCTGGTGGGTGGGCGGCAGCTTGGGCAGGTTCTCCGCCACCAGCGGGGAGCGCAGGGTCTCCAGTATGTCAGCCATTGGCGCGGTTCTGGCGCTGAAGCTCTAGGTTCCGGATGATGTCGGACATGATGTCCAGAGCCTCGTTCTTGACCTCGATCGGGTTCTCGGCATCACCAGCGATCGTGGTGCGGTCACCGTACCGCTTAGGGTTCCACTTGGCCAGGAGCTTGAGGGTGATCTCCGCCCGGGCCTTGACTAGCTGGACGTAGCCAGGATCGATCTTGCCCCCGCCCTCGCTCAGGATGCGCTCAGGAGGCTCGTACATCTCCATGTAGGCCCTCTCAGCCATGGCGTCCTGCCCAACCTCACGCGCACGGGCGATCGCTGCGGAAAGACCGACGCCCTCAGCCCCACGAGCGTCATCCTGATACATCCAGTCGTAGACCGTCCTCCAAGCGGGGAAGCCTTCGTTCCTGCATATCTCCCTGAGGGGAATGCCATCAGCGAGCATCTCGCACATCTGACGGGCTATCTCGGGGGTGTATTTAGAAGGTCGGCCCGTCTTCTTTTTTGCGGCCAACCCCTCGGGTTTACCCTGATCTGGTGTTTCGTCTGCCATCTCGTTCTTTCAGAGACATTTGGATGGCCAGAGTTTACCGCCTTGTTCAAGATCGGGGCAAATGTAGGTTGTTGGTGGCCGGCGCTGATCTCCGGCATACGGTTAACGCTGCGTACTTAGCCGCCAATTCTCGGTTTTGTTGAGCCGAGGCGCGTATCAGCCTACGCATTCACCAACACGGCTGGGGACTAATGACCTTCCATCCTGTCCAATTGGTGCGACCTCTTGACCTTTTCAGGCGTCCACCAATCCCCATGCGTGTTGGCCCCCTCTCGGGGGCTTGCCTGTCAGAAATTGTAGTCGTAGAACCTGCGGGGCTCCTCGCTCAGGATGTGGCGGCCATAGGGGCTGTGGTAGTCCCCATCCTTACGCAGACGGGCCCGGATGACCTTGTTCTCGGGGTTGCTGGTGATGACGTACTTGAGGCTGCGCTGGTTGGTGCAGTGGCCAGAGAATCCACCCGGGATGATCTCGGGGCGCTCGCCAGGAGCCAGTTCGGCGTCCATCTCGCGGATCTCGATGGTCTTGTCGCTGATCACCCGAACGATCTCGTAGGGGGTGACATCGGAATACATGCAGAGGTTGGCGTATTTCATGGTCGTCTCCATCACAGGGTTTCAGCGATCAGGCAGTGCAGGCGGTCAAGGTCTTTTTCGCTCGGCTCGATAGCCAGCTTACGGCCCTCTTCATCGAGGATGTCGTAGTAGCACTCCGTCCAGCCGTAGTAGTCCAGATCCGTGGCGGCGCTGTACATGGAGCCATTGCCCTCATGGCGCTCGAAGTGGGTGACGCCAAGGGTCACGGACTCGCCGTTGATCTGGGTCTCGATCGTGGTGATGTAGGTCATGTCTGTCTTTCATTAAACCGGCGTCATTGCCGTATCTGTATTTGAACAGAAACTTCAAGAGTTGTAAAGCCCACACAATTTAGTCGGAATATATATCCAAGACGATCAGTAGCGCCAGCAGGGAAGAGATGCCAAATGCAAGCAGGGCCAGCAGGACAACAAAGATCGCAGTCATGCCTCACCCCCGATCCCGTGGGCGCGTTCGATGGCGCGGGCATATTCACGGCACAACACCAAGCGATGGAGATCGACCGGAGCGCCTGCCCACTTTTGGGTAACAGTATCTAGCTCCTCATCCGTCAACGGCTGGCGCTGGGGCGGGGCGGTGTTCTTCTTGCGAAGTTTGTCTTCAATGGCGCGGACAGCCTTTAGATTCCACTCATTGACAGGGCCGATGTACTCATTGATGAAAATGTAGGCTTCAGCGTTTGTCAGTCCAGTCCACGCCACCGGCTCCTGCTTCTCGGCCTGCTCAATGGCGAGGCGTAGGGCGGCGGCTGCTCTAAGTTGAATGTCTGGGTTGTCTGAGTCCAGCGCCTCCAGCGCCTGTTTCATCACGTCGATGCTCATGCTTGCTCCTTGGCTGCGGCGATAAGGGCGGCGAAGCGTTCAATTTCTTCGGTGGTGCAAACCCAATCGCCATTGCCAAAACCTTCGAACTGAGCTTTGTGCGCCAGCTTGATGATTTCGTCGCGGTTCATGCCTGCTCCTTAATAGCGTAGTCATGGAAAACGATACCTTTGCTGGCGTCACCAACTTTATGCGGCTTGACCCATACATTCTTTCCCGTCTTTAGCCGACGCAAGTGACCGCGGCGGTCATGCAGGCGCGGTGATGCGTGAGTACCTCCCTTCGGCTCGGCCTTGGGCGCTACAGGCTCAATGTAGACAGTCTTCCAGTCGTAGGTAGGCCGCTTCTTTTGCGCGATTTTGCGGCGATTGGTGAAGGTGTCCTTGACCGACGGCACATAAACCTCAACCCGTTTGTCCATCGCGCCGTACCAAGCGCCAATCTGCGCGAGCATTAGTTCGGCAAGCTCCTTGTCCACCGGCTGCTCATCATCAAGTCCACCATATCGGATGTTGTCATCCTCGATCAGGTAAACCATCCCCGGAATCGGGCGCAGGACAGTTCCGGTCGGCCCTTTCCACATAGACACCACAATACCCTCTTCGGGGTCATTTCCAGCAACCATCATGAGTACGTCATAGCTTGGGTTGCTTTTTGTGGCTCCACGCCAGACGACCATGCACTTCTCAAACGGGGGACGGTGAGTCATCAGTGGATCAAGGGTGACGCGCTGCGTGTTCGAGAACGCGCCACTCATGTCGAACCAGTGCATCTCCACTGGATCGATACCAGCATCAGCCATAAGGCTCATGGTAGAGCGAACCAGTGCAGTAGTCACTCTGAAGCCTCCACGATGCGCGTCAGAGCCGCGATCATCTCCTTGGCGGCCTCGATGCTCAGGGTGCAGTTGGCGCTGCCGTTAGACAGTTGGATCGAGAGCCACACACCCTCGTCGTATTTATCAACGAAGACGCAGGAGCCGCGCTTGGTGGCTTCAATTCGGGTGTCGAGTTCAGTGGTCATGGTGATCTCCTGATCGGGGGCCGAAGCCCCCGGGGTTAATTACTTCTTGGGTTGATATTTGCCGAGGAATACCGAGCCTTCGACTTGCGGTCGAAAGCTCTTGATCTCGTACTCACTGCCGTTGACATCACCGGGCACATACCAGATGCCGTATTCGAACCCACGCTTGTCCATGAATTTCATCAGGGCTCGAAGGTCGGAGTCAACGTGGTACTCAGCGACAGAGGTGGCGAAGAAGTGGAACTTGTTCATCTTGGCCTCCTGATCAGCGGGCGGTCGTCTTGACCGAGAACACTGCGGTGACCTTGGTGTTCTCGATGATCACATCCTCGGGGATGTTGCAGACCTTGGCGATGGCCTTCCAGTCGGTGACCTTGCGGTTGGCCTCGACCACGGTGGCCTTGAAGAGGTTGCCCTCGACAACCTTTTCGCCACCAGCAGTGGCTGCATCTTTGATGGAATCTTTGATCGCGTCGGCCTGAGCAGTCAGTTCAGCGATCTGGGCCAGCAGGAGACCCAGCTTGTCAACTTGGGTCAGGGCGATGTCGTTGGCGTTCATTTCAGTTCCTTTCGATAACCCGCACTTCGCGGTAACTGAATTTGAACAAAATATTCAAGGACAGGGAAGTCCTTACCCAACTATTTTCTAGGGGTTTTCCCTCAGAATGGTGTTTTGTTGCTTTTTTGCGATTCGCCCATCAGGCGTTCGATTGTGACGTTCAGGGCGTCGATCTCATCCATCTTCTGGATTGCCCACATCCGCCTCTGCCCGTGCAACCCCAGCACCGGCCCCCTGTGGCAGTCCGGGCACAGAGCCACGCAGGTGTACTGCAGGCCCTGCTTTACGTGGTGGGCCTCACTGGGCCCGGGTGCGTCACAAACGGAGCACGGAAGGGCCTTTACGGCCGCCAAATGCAGCCTCTCACGCTGGTTCAGGCGGTTGTTCACACCACGGCCCTGCCTTCGGCCCGTTTGGAGGCTTCCTGAGACCTCCAGACCTCCACCCTAGCCTCAGCCGCCACCAGCATCCACCGAAGCGTCTCCTCGGCCTCTACAGCCTGTTTCAGGGCCATCAGGTGCTGGACGTAGTCCGGGTGGGCATACGCCTCCCGCTCCTGAGCGTTGACCGCGGCGTGACCATCAACCATGGCGGCCTTCATCAGTTGGCTTTTCAGGCTTTTCCGATACTCCTCCATGTAGATCCGGTTGGCCTTGGACAGGGCGTACTCCTTGGACTTGGCGATCATGTAGTCCACGGCGTCATTCGGGTCGATCGTCTTGTCGGTCATTTTTTCATCCTGTCTCGAATAAGGGCTGCGATACGTCTGGTCTCGGGGGTCTCGATCCTCTCGACAATCTGCAAGATGGCGATGCGCTCGGCTGCCGCCGTGTTTTTGCCAGCCGCCTCCAAACGGTTCACAAACTTGTCAACGCTGGACATCATCTGGTGCTGCATCCCGTCGATGAATCCACGCTCGTAGTCCGGGCCTTGATCCAGTCGAGGCTTTGCGGAGATCTGATTTTCTTTGTCGCTCACTTGAATCCTCCATTCCTTCTGGCTGCTCTGGCGGCCCAGCATCGGGCGCAGATCCATCGGCCCGGGCTCAGTTCAAGGCCACCCTCGGGTGGGCGGTTGTCATCACACTTGGAGCAGACCCGGAACTTATGCGCCGGCTGAGGCGGAGAACTGTTCGGCAGGGTCAGATTGGCCTTGCGGATCGAGATCACACGCCACCCCTCGTGCCTTTGGAGTTGTTGTTCGCGCACGGCCATGCCTGCTTGAGAACAAACCCCACATGGACATCCGCCGTCAAATGACGGGTGGAGGGAGACGCCTCAAGATGTTGCTTGACCATGTCTGAAAGCTGTCCGACTGTCACATTCGAGGGGGGGCAATGAGTTATCCCGCGAAGGGCATCAGCTACGCCGATCACATAGCCCATTGCATGTACTTGATCGATGTTGTCACCCCTCAACTCTCGAAGCAGCTTGTTGCCATCTTTGAATTCGGCGTGAGCGGCGCTCATCGAGAGGGCCAAGGCAAAAAAGACTGGTAGCTTGTTCATGATTTCTCCACGATGGATCGCATCTTCTTTTGCTCAAACTCTTTTTTGACAATCGCAACGGCCTGCTCCATGTCCTTGATGGTGATGACCTCCATCTGGGCGTCATGCAACTCCATCAGTTGATTCAGAGCAGACATCTCCTGCGCCTTCAAAATGAATTTCCCAGTTTGAACACCACGCCTACCAACAGCCACAAGTGAGTCCTGTCCCTGCTTGACCACATCCCCATACTCGTTGCCAAAGCCCATGCGATAGAGGGCCTCAGTGATGTTGGCGCATGAGATCAGAAGCTCTATCTCCGCCTGCGTTGCCTGACCCCTTGTCAGGGCCGCCAGTGCATCGTGGTTCTTGATCTTCAGATCGATCAGGTACTGACCATGACGCGAGACCGGCGTGAACCCTTCGAGCACATAAGCAACCGGGTTCACAAACACCGCACGAGGGCGATATCGACTCCTTTTCCTCATGATCAATATTTGAATTTAATATTCAAATAATGTCAAGCTCCACGATCATTTTTCCGGGCTTCTCACCATGCTGTCGATAAACGATCACGGGTTGGAACTGGCGATCGTTCACACCCAGTGCATCGGCCATGCCATCGAGACCAGCCTTGGCCGCGGCAAGGCAGTTATCGGTGTCCCTCAGGCGTTTATCGGGCATCAGGAAGGTGATGGTCAGCCGGATCTGGGCATCAGTGGGTTTCCAGTCCTTCATCTGATGCTTGGTCAGCCAGCCGGAGACCTGCCGGTAGTTCGAGCGGGCTGTATGCGTGACCGACCAATGCTTGCCCTTCGACCGATTCGGGAAAAGCTCCGCGGGCGGGAAGTCAAGCTCGATCTTCATTGCCGCTGGCTCGGAATGCGATTGCGGATGGCCTTAGCGGCGTCCTTGAGGGCCGTTGCCAGTTCCCCCTCATCTTCCTGCCCCGCCAGCTCATCGACCAGATCAGCGCATGCCTCACGCTCGATCCTGATGGCGGTCTTCGTGGTCTCGATGGCCACGGTCATGATCTCTGCCTTGGCCACCGCCAGCGCCTCATCGAATTCGCTCTGGGTAAAGGTGGTGATGTGGCCAGCACCACTGAGGATGGTCTTGGCCAGTTGGCTAAGTTCTTTTTTCTCCGACATTCTTGCGCTCCTTGTTCATCCGGTCTCTGAGATCCGCAAGGGCTTGAGCCCCGCGGCGTTTTTCGATGTCACTGCAAACTTCTGCCCACCATGATTGCGCGGGCACGAGTCCTAGCTCTCCAGTCTTCTTCTTGAACCTCGCTATCCACTCCCTGGCCTCGCAGTTCTTCATGTGTTCCAAGGTCTCCGGTGACCCGTAAGGCGAGGTGTATGGCGGACGCTCCAACAGGATGGCCCTCTCGGGCCGCATCGAGGACTTCGCAGGCTTCTTCATAGGTCATAACATTCCTCAAAAAGATCAATGGTCTTGATGCAACGATCACTTGATCCATATTTTTTCGGTTTTATTTGAGACCTCAATCGCTGCTCTTGAAGTTCCCGATAAGACTCGTTCAATTCACATCCGAGATACTGCCTGCCGTGATGTAGAGCAACCTGAGCCGTTGTCCCGCTTCCCATGAATGGGTCGAGAACAATATCTCCCGGCTTGCTACCAGCAAGAACGCATGGATCGATCAGTTCGGTGGGGAATGTGGCAAAGTGAGCGCCCTTGTAAGGCCGGGTGGCGACTGTCCAGACGCTTCGGCGATTACGCTTGCCAGTTTCTAAATTACCCGCGGCTTTGATGTTCCCATTGGTCTTTCGCCCAGCGTGAGCTCTCGCACTGCCAACCTGAGCTTCAATGTTTTGCATCAACCGGGAAATGCTCGACTCAGCTAAAGGCTCGGCCACCGCCTCGCTGTCAAAGTAATACCTCTCCGACTTCGACAGCAGAAACACATACTCATGCGCCTTAGTGCAGCGGTCGCGCACCGACTCGGGCATCGGGTTGGGCTTGTGCCAGATGATGTCCTGGCGCAGATACCAGCCATCGGCTCGGAGGGCGAAAGCGAGCATCCAGGGGATGCCAATTAGGTCTTTGGTCTTGCACCCGGTTTCCCCTGCCGACAGCTTGTAGCCTTGATTGGTTGGCTGGGACTTTCGATCCGGGTGCAGCGATCCATCATCATCCCGCTTGGCGTTTAGTCCACTTTTTGCCGTTCCACCTGTTCCCTTGGTCGTGCTGAAGTAACTATCCCCGATGTTTAGCCACAGCGTGCCATCGTCGGCCAGCACATCCCGCACGCATCGGAACACCTCCACCATGGCGGCGATGTACTGCTCGGGCGTCTGCTCAAGCCCAATCTGCCCTTCGTGCCCGTAGTCGCGCAACCCAAAGTAGGGCGGGCTCGTGACGCAGGTTTGCGCTTTTACGCCCTCGGTTGCCCATCGCCGCATAATGTCGCGGCAATCTCCAAACTCAATCTTGTTCATCATGGCTCCTGCGCTGGGCTATACCAGCAGACATCTGCTCCTTAAGTTCCTTGAGCTTCTGGAGCGCCTCGGACTTGGCAATCTCGGCCCGAGCCTTCTCGTACTGCGTGGGCTGCTTCTCGATCAGCGTCAGGGGCTTGACCGGGATGGCGGGGCCAGCGTTGCAGGTATTTCGGAACGCAATCGCAGACGGCGGCAGGTTCGGCGGCAGGTGGCTCAAGGCGTACTCCAGCGAAGGCTTGTAGGTCAGGAACCGCCCAAGCTCCTTGGCCCAAACCGATCGCACCAGTTCCGGGTCAACCCGCTCCCAGTGCCGGGTGAACGAGGCACCGTAGACGGCGCTCATGTAGCCAAAAACGTAGTCCAAGCCCTCCTCGGGCTGGCAGAAATCAGTTTCCGAGTAATTTGACATTGCTGCCTCCTCCAACGAGTCCACGGGTCAGACCCTGCAAAACCTCTGCGTTGCGGTCACCTTGGTTCTTGAAGCTGGCAGCAGCAGGGCTACCGCCTTGGTCTTGAGCCTTGGCCAGCCATGCGTTGATGAATCGCATGATCCCGCCAGCAGTCTTGCGCTTTGTAGGGTTCGACAGAGCCCATGCCCGCATCTTCCCAAGCTCCAGCATCACGTTGACAGCCGGGTAGGCAGAAGACCACTCCTGAGCCATCTGGCTACTAACCCCAAAGACCTTGTCACCAAGAATCGGGATCTCGATGACCGGCGGAGAGTCGCTTTGCGGCTCGATGCTTTTAACCTGTGTCCTGTGTTCTGTGTCTTGTGTCTTGGGTAATGTGTCTTGTGTAGCATTGCGTTTGGATTGCGCTTGCAATGCGTTCGCATCATCTTTTTCCTTGCCCCACCTAGCCTTTGCGCTGGCAGACGCCTTCTTCGACTTTTCGTCGGCCCGAGCGATTTCCTCTCCGATGCGCCCCTTCCACCATCCATCCGGAGTGCGCTCGAAGAACTCTTGCAGTACGGACGCTATGCAGTCGGTATGCGAACGCATACGGATGAGCTTGCTGATCTGCTCAATGTCGTCGGGCAGTGGGCGCTCATGCAGGTAGCACCAGTCAAGCATTCGCCGATAGGCGATGTCCTCGATGGGGTCGAGGTGGCCGGTATGGGAAGCGTAGTCCCCAATGTTGAATTGGTAGTAGTGCATTTCCGCGATCCTCAAGTGCATCCTTAAAGAAACCTACGGCAGGCGGGATGCGGTTCGCTTTTCGGTGGGCTCATGACTTCCCACCTAGCCGGGTTTCAAAACATTGTCTACGCAAACAGGTCAGGACGCAACTCCCTGCGCGTCACCAACCCCTGCGTAGCCTTCTCAATCTTGTAGCACAGGGCCGCTCCGGGCTTGACCTTGCCATGGATGATCTTGGACATCCATTCGGCACTGATGCCCAGATACTGGGCCATCTCGATCTTCGCCCCTCGCGGCTCCTCTGAAAAATACTGTGCTAGGTTCATGCGCCGGAGTATAGCTTGAATCTGGAATTCAAAAAACCCCACATTCTTCTCGGGTTTCTTTGACTTTTTCTTCAAGCGGGAGCCTAATGCTTCTGCGCTGTAGGCGTTTTCAGAAAGGAATGAAAGTGAAGAAAGCAAGTCAAAGCGGCATCGTGCCGTACACCACCAAGACGGGCATCCAGATTGGATCGCTCTATCAACGCCCCCTCGCCCGCCTGACCGCCGACGAAGAGCTTATCCAGGCAGCTTTGCTTGGACATCGCCCCCGCCTCGGAATAATTGAGATCGCTGAATGGGTGGTCTATGGTGCGCTGCTGGTAGGCGCCATCTCCCTGTTGCTGGCCTGGGGGGCATCTAAATGAACTGGCCATTCCCCCCTGCTGACTTCCAGCACCCCCGCCCGGGCGATCGCATCCCCTTCAATCCTGACAACCACGAGGACGCTCCGCTATGGAACTGACGGCTCAAAGGTGTCTGTGGTTCCGCAACAGGGGAATCGTAGGCATTGTCAAAGCAACCGACGAGAAGAACGAAGTCTTTTATTTCATAGGAGTGGGCGATGGCCTCAACGAGACAATCGATGTCAACCTCATCATCTCATTTGGAACCCGATTTCCGGATGATGCAGGACGCCTACTTTTTGGAGATCGAGCGCCAGCAGTGGCTAAACGACCCGCAGGCGCAAAAAGAGTATCGGGAGTGGCTGCAAAGGGACAGGCAAAAAAGAAGCCTGCTGCCAGACCCGCTGCAAAGCAAGTAAAGAAACCAACCAAGAAACCCGTTAAGAAAGTTTAAGGAGTATCAGATGTCTTTTTTCGTTGAAAGTGGCGGCAAAGAATTCAAGCTCACCCCGGCAGGCACCCACCTTGCCCGGTGCTATCGCATCATCGACCTGGGCACCCAGCAGTCGGAGTACATGGGCCAGATGAAGTTCCTCCGCAAGGTCATGCTCGGCTGGGAGATCCACGGCGAGGAAGAAGATGGCACCCCCCTGACAACCGATGACGGCGCCCCGCTGGCCATCTTCAAGAACTACACCCTTTCGTGGTCTGAGAACGCCAACCTTCGCAAGGATCTGCAAGGATGGCGCGGCCAGCCGTGGACGGACGCCGAAGCTAACCGCTTTGACCTCAAAAACATCCTTGGCCAGTGGTGCATGCTCAACGTCATCCACCGCCCCGGCGAGAACGGCAAGACCTACGCCAACGTAGCAGGCATCGCCCCGGTGCCGGCCATGATCAAGAAAGCTGGCCTGCCCGAGGGCATGAACGAGCTTCAGGTCTTCCGCCTTGCCGAGCCCGACTGGGAGATGTTCGAGACCTTCTCTAAGGGCCTAAAAACCAAAATTGAGGCGTCCCCCGAGTTCAAGGCCCTGACTGGACGTAAAGCGCCCCCGGCCAAGCAGGTGGCCCCTGAGAAGCAGGCCCCGGCCTCCGGGTTCGACGACATGGACGATGACGTGCCGTTCTGATCATGAGCGAAATCGTGAACCTCGTTCGCGGCAATCCAGATCAGTTTTCTGAAGAGTTCACTGACTGGATTGTGGACAACCTGCACATTTGGGAGGCCTTCAAAAGAGAGGCCACCAGTGTCAGGAACAAGGGACGAACACATTATTCGTCTCGCACGATTGTGGAGTACCTGCGTCATAACACGGCCCTTGCCGATAACGACAGCACCTTCAAGATCAACGACCACTGCGTCCCATATCTTGGACGGCTATATGTGATGACCCACCCACAAGCCGAAGGGTTCTTTGAATTTCGCAAGATCAATCCAAAGAGCAGGCAAAAACTTCTTTTTGGAGCACCAGCATGATCGTCGCCAGAGCATCAGAGTCAAACCACTGGTACGACAAGGCGGGAGCGCCAGCGTACACAGTGCTTGCCAAGAACGGAGAGCCGCGCCCGACCACCCTGCGAGACGCCAGGAAGCTTGGGCTGGTTCCATCGGTCACCACCATCATCAAGGCGGCTGCCAGCCCCGGGCTAGAGGCCTGGAAGCTCAACCAAATGATGCTGGCGGCCCTGACCCTGCCACGCGCCGTGGATGAGTCGGAGGAGTCCTTCATCAAGCGAATCCAGTCCGACTCCAAAGAGCAGGCCCGGATGGCTGCCGATCGTGGAACGCAGGTGCATACGGCGATCGAGCAGTTCTTCGATGGCCAGATCGTCGCGGATGCCCTTCCTTACCTTGAGCCTGTCTACAAGGTGGTCAACGAGCACTTTGGCGATCTGAACTGGGCCACCGAGAAGTCCTTTGCCAGCCCCTTGGGGTTTGGCGGCAAGCTCGACCTGTCCAGCTCGGACGGGGATGGCGTGGTGATTGACTTCAAAACCAAGGAATTCACCACCGAGACCATCGACAAGGCCACGGGGTATGACGAGCACGTCATGCAACTGAGCGCCTACCGCATGGGGCTGGATCTGCCGAAGGCCCGCTGCGCCAACATCTTCGTCTCCGTCATCGAGCCGGGGCTGGTGGTGGTCAAGGAGTGGACACAAGAAGAGCTAGAGCGTGGCTGGAAGATGTTTGAAGCTCTCAAGACGTACTGGTACGCGAAATCTCAACTGTGAAAGGAAACTCACAATGGCACCCTTCCGTATTTTCATCTTCATCGAGCCGCCTGAAGAGCCGGTCTGCATCCAACTGGAGCTAGACCTGTGAGCGATATCGGCTCAATCCTTTTGGTGGTATGGGTGCTCGGCGCATGGCTCACCCATGTCATCACCTGCTTGAAAACAGCCTCTTGGGGCTTTCTCATCGCCGGCGCAATCTTTTTTCCCGTAGGTTGCATTCACGGCACTGGCATCTGGTTCGGGATTTTTTAAGGAAAAATCATGGAAAACAAAGTCACTCTCAAAGATATCGAATCGAAGATCAAGGCATCGTGCTACATGGTGCTGCCCGATGGCAAGACGACCATCTGCATGCTCTCGTTGGAGAACGGCTACACGATCAAGGGCCTGAGCGCCTGCGTCGACCCCGCCAACTTCGACTTCGTCATCGGTCGGCAAGTTGCTTATGATGATGCCGTCCGCCAGATCTGGCCTCTGGAGGGCTATCTATTGGCCGAGCGGATGTATCAGGGCACTAAAAGCCTCCCCGCCAATGAGATGACCGAAGACGGATGGGTCACCAACCAAGTGGGCAAGAAGATCTACGCCCGCTTCAAAGGCGCCCAAAAGCCCCGAGCGGCCAAGAAGTCGGTTAATGCACCCTACGGCTACAAAAAGGACGGCACCCCGAAGAAGCGCCCCGGGAGGCCCGCTAAGTGAAAAACCCGTATCTGACTCAAGAGGAGGTCGTCAAGACCTTCCTCGAAAAGATCGCCGTGCAACTCGAAGAGAGCCACTCTTTCTTGCCCGAGGATCTGGAGACCATTGCCACCGGCTTCATCATGGAGGCCATGCCGGCAATTGCCAGAACCGAGCGGCAGATGTGCATCAAGGTGGTCAGGAGCCTGAACTCCGTGGTGGCCGACAAGCTCGAAGAGGTGCGCGGCCCACTATAAAAAAGGCCCCCGGTGAGGGGGGCCTAAAGTCTCACAATGGCAACTGTGAGAATCACTCAAGGGGTGGGCCTGAGAAGCATCTCTGAGGGCGGGAAATTGGTTCCCGGCTCAGGGATTCTCGGCTTCAGGGGCTGCTGCTGCTCCCGCTGTCTCATCTTGTCGTACAGGTACAGGGTCAGCGGAGACAGGGCGCCCAGCCCCGCCCCAACAGCTTTGGTCACCGGGTGAGGCATCAGGGTCATCCCGCCGCCCAGAGCGCCCATTCCAGCCATCACCTGACCGGGGATGTCACCCTCTTGCTGGCGCTTGAAGTACTCCTGAACCCCTTCAGCGGTGGCCAAACCACCCAAAACGCCCGTTACAAGAGGCGATCCGGCCACAGCCTTGGCTACCCCTTTACCTGCCGTCAAAAAGCGATCCAGCGCCCCGGGAGGCGGCTCCGTGAGGGGGATTGGCTTAGGCGTGGGAACCGGAGAAAGGCCGCCGGGGCGTCCGGCAGGCATATCAGGGTTTGCAGGAACAGCCGACTGCTGGACAAAAGATGCCCGAGGGCCCTGTCCAGCCCCTTGTTCTGGAGTCATCAAGCCACCAAACCGGGGATTTTCGACGTATCCACCACCCATTTGCTGGATGCGGTTGAGCGCCTCGGCCCGCTGGCGGATTAGATCGTTGGCACCACCGGGGTTTTTGGTCATATCCAGCGCCCGAGCGGCCTCGATGTCGGTCAAGCCAAACGCTTTGCCATAGTTGTAGGCGCCGGGGCCGCCCATAGGTGGCTGTTGCACACGAACAACGCTTGGAGGGCCTCCAACGGGGCCTGCTGGGCCGCCAACAGGAGCTGCACCGGCCATCGGGGCACCCATGGGGGCCGCAGGAGCAGCCGATAGAGGGGCGCGAGGAGACTTAGGAGTGCCCATCCCTGCGGTCTCAAAGCCGGCAGAGCGCATCGGGCCAGCCACAGGCTCCGGCAGGCGTCTGGCAACGGAATCGAGCATTCTTGCCACGCTTTGGCCACCCAAAACCCCGGCCAAGTCGTACAGCATCCGATCCTCAAAAGAGATTTTGGACGGCGGCTGAGTCTCATCATCGGGCTTTCTGCCCTTGGCGATGTCCTCGTCACGACGACGGCGCTCCTCATCCTGCCGATCGATCTCCTTTTTGAAGATCGGATCGATGTCGGCAAGGTCGGGCGCTTTGTCTTGTTTCTGGTCGGCCATGCTTACCTCGCGGGCGGAGAAGAAGGCAGGAAGCGTTGCTGCAACTGCTCGTACATCGGCGTGTAACTATCCATAATCGTGCGAGCGTCAGTATTAAAGAACTGGCGAGCAGGAGCGCGGCCACCGGTTCTGTCTTGCCAGCTATTGAGGCCACGGTACATATCGTCAAGCTGCTTGTTGGTCAGGATGCCGTGCAAAGCCCAGTACTTGATCAACGGCGCGGCATCCTGCGGTCGAGCCATCGGGGACTTCATCAGCACGGTATCAGCGTTGGAGATCTGCGGGCCCAGCGCACTCTTGGACAACTGTGCGCGATTGAAGAACTCCTCATCAAGCAACATGGTGATGCGTCTAGCGATCCGCTGCTCTTGCGGGCTGAGTTTGAGGTTCTCCAAAAACTCATTGACCGGCAGAGAAACAGAGTATTGGCCGACTCTTGCACCCTCTTGAGCTAATCTCCCAAGAGCAGCCAGAAGACCTTGCTGATTCATCAAGCCCACCACGTTCGGGTGTTTGGTCACAAGGTTATTAATTTCCTTGAGGCGTAGGTTAGAACCCGCGATCACCTCAGGAGATGCGGACTTCATAATCAACGCCTGCTGCTCTTGAGCGGGTTTATCTGCGGCAGAGATGCGCTTGATGATCTCTTCGTTCTGCTCCTTGAGCGGCAATTGCGCCAGATCACTGGTAACCGGTTGTGGCGCAGCTTGTGCCCGGGCGGGTTGTCCGGCGGCAGGTTGCGCGGCAGCAGGTTGTGCAGCAGAGGGGCGAGACGCAAAAGCCTCGTCGGCAGACATGGGCGCGGCACGAGTTGCAGCCCGGGGAGCGGCAGGAGCGCCGGTCATGGGGGTACGCATACCAAACCGGATCTCGTTGACGTAATCACTCAGAGCAGCCGGGTTGCGGGTTCTTTGTGCCTCTTCAGACAGGCGCTCGACCATTGCCGCCTGACGCGGGGTGCCCATGAACTTGACCTCGGGGCCAAGCAGCGGGACGTTGATCTCTTGCAACTGGCCACCAGAGGCCGGCAGATCCACATCCGTGCGTCGCCCCTTGAGCATCTTGTCGAAGAACGCCGATTCCTGCCCTTTTTCTTTAGCGGTTCGGAACTGGAACTCTTCGGATGGGCTCATATTGACGACCATACGTTTGCCGTCAATCACAACTTCCGTGGGCTTCTGCTCGCCACCACGAAGATCGAGGATCACCTTTGGGCCGCCTGCGGCGCCAACATCAACAAAAACCCCGCCTTCACTCTTGAATCGATCACGATCAAGTTTGATGCCCTTCTCAAGAGCATCAGCAAAACTTTTCATTCCGGGCATCATCCCAAGAGCAGCAACGTGCGCCCCGGTGACGTTTTGCAGGCCACTGACAGGGGCGCCACCAGAAACTTCAGGAGCCGCTCCAGTAGGAGCTGTAGGTGCGCCCTCAGGTGTGGCCTGTCCAGTCGGTTGAGGGCCAGAAGGTTTAGCGCCAGAAAAGAGACCTTGAGCCATCCGCATGCCGGCATTGACTTGATTTTGAGCCACCTCTTGTTGAGCAAGGGCATACCTCATCTCAGCAATCTCTTGAGCCCTTTTCTGTTCGGCCTCCTGAACAGGCGCGATTCGTGCGGCGACATTACCCAGCGTTTCGCCAAAAGATCCAGTTTTGGTAGGCGACAAAAAACCCTGCGCCATTGCCAACAGAACAGGATCAAATAATTGATTCTGACGGGCATACAGCGCCTGCTGAAGGTTTTCTCTAGATCGATTCAGTTCTTCGAGAGCACCTTGGTCATTTTGACCATCCGAAAAAGAATACGCCAGAGGAGCTTGTTGAATTTTGAGAGACGATGACATTTTTGTTCTCGCCTTCAATCAAGCGTATTGGGCTGTACGTTTGACCAATCGGTTGAAGTTGAGCTACTAGAGCTGGGGAACAGGCTGCGGAAGGCATCACCCAGTGTGCTCAGGCCGCTCCAGCCAATACCAGACTGGATAACTTGACCGGTTCTCGGGTCAACTGAAGTTGGGAACAAGGAGCCGATCAAGGAGCCCAGTCCAGCAACCTGACCCATTGCCGAGGTTCCGTAAGCACTAGCCGGGCCCTCGTACTTCTTCTCGGTAGTGGTCGGGTAGGTGTAGCCACGAAGGATCTGAGCCACATTCATTGCGCGGGTCAGCGGTGCATCCATCTTGGCCTGCTCGTAGGCAAGCTCTTGAGTGCCAATGTCTCCCAAAGACTTGGAAGCAGACGATGCGGCAGTAGCCTCGTTCGAGCCCAAAGTGCTCAGACCTTGGCCGGCTTGGATGTCGTAGCCGCGTTCCTTGAGAGCCGCCTCCAGTGCCGTCTTGTAGCCTTCCGATCGCAGCTTGGCCTGCTGGCCCAGCAGATCCTGCTGGACATCACCCATGGCCTGTCCTAGAGCTCCGGCGTAGCGGCGGCTACCGAAGGCGCCCTGCCCAGCAAATGCGGCCTTGAGCGCAGGCAGCATGCTCTGCTGGACGTTCTGTGCGCTCTGGCGGGACATCTCATCGATGACATCCTGCTGATAGGGATCGTAGAAGGCCGAGATGTCGGAGGCTGAGACACCTGTAGCGCCCGACTGAAGAGATTTCAGCGCCTCATCCATAGGCGTCTGATACCGCGTCAGGGTAGTCGGCGCAGTTTCGTACAGGTCTTTCAGGTTCTGCGGCAGAGAGGCGATCAGCTCCTCGCCCGTGTAAGGGGTCAGAGTGCCTTCAGCAGAGGTCGTACCCAGAGCGCCAACCCCCGACTCAGCAAGTTTGGTCAGGTAATCGGTCAGGTACTGCGGCGCTGCTGCCGCAGTAGTTTCGGTGCTGGTGACGTTCGGTGGCGCGACGGGATCGAAAAGGCTCATTTGGCGCTCCTTTTAGCGGATTTTAGGTAATCCAGCGGGGATTTCAAAGCCGGGGGCGGGAGATCTTTTGGCCCCTTGGAGCGAGCCCGGTCTCGGATGCTGTGCATCATCTCATAGAGCTTGTCGGTTCCGGCCTTGGTCGAGCCGTTTCCGAGGGCGGAAACCACATCCGCCGGGAACACGAACTCGCCATCGGCCAGCCACGCCGGGATGTCGTCCGACTGCCCGTCGCCATCGCCGGCAACGTGCTTGCCGTCCTTGAAGTCCTCCCGGCCACCCCGGTGAGCCTGCTGGAGAGCTCCTCCAGACTTGGCCAGCAGAGGCAGCGCCATCCCGCCTTGGGCCATCAGGGGGGCCACATATCCACCCTGCTTGTAGACCGGCTCCCCGATGCGATTGATACCCTCAAGGATGTCATCGATGCTGTCTTCGGAGCCGTAGGAGTAGTAACTAGGTTCCTGTGCGGCTTGCTCGACAGGCTGCTGCGGCATCTCGCCGGTTTGTCCCATGCGCTGCTGGATAACAGCAAGAAGACGGGGATCTAGATTCTGGATCATGGAATCTCTTTCAAGTTGTTCTTGGGCGGCCCTAACTTGAGCCAAAGGATCTACGGCCTTTTGCGTCTCCCACGATTTGAGCATCATGGCCTCAAGGGGATTCTGAGCGGGGCCGGGAGCCATCAAACCACCGAGCATTCCAGCGGCCAGACCCCCAGAGGCCGGCAGGGACGGGCGGGTAGTGGTTGTGGCTCTGGTTGCGGTAGTCGGAGCGGTTGTCGATGTAGCCGCCTCGGCCCCTTCGGCTTGGGTGACTTCTGTGCCGCCGGTTGTGCTGGCAGTTACATCGCCCGCCGAGGAGACTTCACCGCCGGGCAGATCAGACTTGGTCGTCACCGAGGTATTGGTGTCGGTATTGGTGACAACCTTGGTCTCGGTATTGGTGGTGGAGTCCACAGTGACCGTGGTGACAGTCTTGGTCGAAGGATCAACCGTGACGTTGGTGGTCACCCCGGTATTGGTGTCAACAGCGGTAATGGTCGAGACATTTGTGTCGGGGTTGACCGTGGAGTTGACCTGAACATTCGAGCCGGCATTCGTTGCGGCCTCAACCGCAGCGGCGATAGCCGTGTTCACATCTGCTCCAGCCGCAACAGCAGACCCCACTGAAGAGGCTACCGTAGTGGAAGCATTGGCTCCAGCATTGATTGAAGAGGTCACCGAGGAGGTGATGGCCACAGTGGCGTCAGCGCCGGAGTTGATGGCCGAATTGACAGCAGACACAACCGATTCAGAAGCGTCCGCGCCAGAGGATACGGCAGACCCGACCGCAGAAGAAATTGCGGTTGCAACATCCGCTCCGGAATCGACGGCAGAATTTACAGCGGAAGAAACAATTTCCCCGACCCCCGCCCCCGCATCAATCGCAGAATCAACGGCCAAAGAAATTACAGTGGATGCGTCAGCCCCAGACTCAACCGCCGACTTGATGGAAGAAGAGATGGTTGCCGGCAGGTTCTGCGTATCTCCAGAGGCTACCGCAGAAGAGATGGCCGAGTTAATAGAAACGACAGCATCGTTGGTGGCCGTGATGCCGCTTGCGGTAGAGCTTGCGCCCTTACCCACCGCACCCTCAATCAGTGCGCTCTTGATGACCTTGTTGGGATCAACCGCCTCGCCAAGAGCAAGCTGAGAAGCCACGGACTGAGCAGCCCCCTCAACTCCCTCGCCGATCGTCTCACGCCCGACCATTCTGGAAATAATCTTGCCCTCAACCAAACCCTGAGTCACGCCCGTGGCCATCATGGATGTAAGGGAGGCGTTGCGGGCAGCATCGCGGGCTTCTTGTTCGGGCATGCCCTTGGCAATCGCGGCTTTGTAGGTGTCGTTGTAGGCAGATCCGCCAGACTCGACCATGTCGTTGACAACCAAGATGCCGTACATACCCAGCTTGCTGCCAGCCTTCAAGGCCAGACCAACTCCGGGCACTTCCTCAAAAGCCTCCGTAAAGACCCAGCCGGTAGCGCCAAGGGGGTTGTTGAGAATGGCGCTACCAAACGCGGCGGTCTTGCCCAAAACACCTTCGGCTTGATCAATCGCGCTGCCGATGGCCTGCTGCTGCGCCCTAACCTGCGGGTTCTCAATAGAGTTGGCGAACCTATCTACCTGACCGGCCAGTTCGCGCAGCTTGTTCCCGGCATCCGTAGAAGTGCCGGCAGCAAGATCAATCACGCCACCTACGTTACTGAGCAGGTTTCCACCAGCGCGAACCGCAGAGGACGGATAGGTGGCCACCTGATTGGCAAACGTATTGATGGCGCCAGCCACGCTGTTCGCAATCCGACCCGAGACCGTATTGAGATCGGGCGAGCCCATGACAGTCTGGCCACCGATAAGGTTGCCCATGGCGTCATAGGTGGCGTCAGTCGGAAGATTTAGGTCAGTGGCAGTTGTAGCGGCCCCAGACCTACCGGCAGCCTCTGCGGCAGCGGCGGCATCGAACCCGGCATAAGACCCCGCAGAACCTCGACCGGCTCCAGCGCCGAACCTCGTGGCGTCAGATGCGGCGGCCAGCGCGGGGTTCTCCTCACGGGTGGAGGTGCTGTACTCACGGCCCTGCCACGAGAACGTCTTCCCCGGCCCCAGCAAATCACGGGCCTGAGCGTACGCATCGTTGAAGTTGGGAAGCTGTTCGATCTGCGCCAGATCGTTGTCGCGCAGCATGCTGTTGACGCGATCGGTGGAGGCGCTGATGTTGTAGGTGTTCCCGCCGAAGGTGAATGCGGTTGCGGTCGGATTCCGTGCGGACGCCAGAGCAGCCGCCTCCTCCAAAGTATCTGCTTCGGAGTTGTCAATCGTCACCGTATTTGCAGCACGGGTCTGCTCTGCCGCGGTATCCAGACCTGCGAACTCGCCCTCATCCCGATCAAGAGGGCCAAGCTCGGTGCCCGTTACGTCCCCACCGGAGACTGCATTGGCAACAGCCAGCGCCTCATCGGGCGTAGCACCAGATCGGATGGCGGTCGCGTAGGCGTTATTTGTTGCGTTGGAGGTGCCAGAAGAGACCCTGCTGCCAAAGTTAGTGGCCGCATCAACGATGGCCAACGGGTCGCCAGACTCAAGAGCGTTGAGCAGTCTCAAGCCAGAGGCGGCCACCTTTAAATCGCTACTGCCGGCCAGATCGCCGGCTGCGTTCAGTGCTCCAGCCGCATCGCCCCTGTTGACGGCCATCAGCAGGTTGCCAACCTGAACACCAGTGGCCACGCCAGATGGGAGCGTTCCGCCAAGTTGCGTATACCCAGAAAGCGCGGCATCGAGTACGCCGCCCACGTTGCCCGTATTCAGAGCATTAAGACCAGCGATCCCGGCCCTTGCAAGATTTACGTTGGCCAGAGTCTGGGCGGTAGTCGATCCCATGGTGGCCAGATCACTGGCCAGATCCATGCCGTTGACAGCAGCAGCAGACAGCGGGTTCGAGGCGGCAGCAAGTTCTGCCCCGAGATAGCTGCCGTAAGCGCCTAAACCACCGAGTGCAGCGCCCAGATAATTTCCCTGACTAGCCGCAATCACCGCGTTGGCAGCTTGAGCAAACGGAGCTACGCCCGGGATAAAAGACGCAACAGTCAGGAATGGCTGAATGGCTTCTAGATCAGAGCTAGAGGCACCAACGGTATTGAACTTGTACTGGCCGGTGGCCGGGTCATAGGTCAGGTAATAGTGAGTCCCGCCCGGGCCGGTATAGGTAGAGCCAATCGGCACAGAGGCTATTTCACCCAGACCCGCACTGGCCAACTGAGATCCTCCCGGCAAATTCAATCGATAACCCAGCGGGGTATCAGCCAAAATTTGTTGAGAGAACGGAATCCCCTCTTCATTGGTCTTTTCAACCGAAGAGATACGAGCAACTTCTTCCGGGCTCAAATATCGAGAAGTGACTTCACCGGTGGACGGATTCGTAAATTCCGCCCGATAACCAATCATGGCTCCAGATTCATCATAAACGGTGGAAACCGGAAGGCTCTCTCGAATTTCTTGCCTTTGGATTTGGCTCAGGTCAGTGATGCCCTGATCAATCAAGTAACGAGCCATGTCCAGAGCCACCTGCTGAGGCGCAGTCAGGGCGCTGTTTCCGGTGATCCTCAGGGCATCCTCGTAGTTGAAGCCCACACTCTCGCCGGTGGTGCCAAACACGCCACCACTCATGCTGGAGGTGTCGAAATTGCTTGCCACCTGCTGGGCGAGCTTCAATACCTCATTTGGGTTGTACTCTTGGCCACGGTAGTCCCGCACCATCTGGACAGCAGGTGTTGAGTCTGCCGCCGATGTGGCGGTCTCGGCGCCAGATACATCTGAGGTTGCTGCGCTTGCGGCATCGTCGGCCAACGGATTAACGTAATCCGGGCTAGAAATAAATTGATTGACGTACTGGCTGACCTCATCTGTCGGCTTGGTTTGCAGATAGTCTTGGACAGCAGTCTGGAAGTTGCGCTGGAAAGCCTCAGGCGTCGAGGCGCCAGTCTTCAAGGTATTGACCCAATAGTCGAAACCCTCGGGGTCAATGTTAGATGGCGCATCACCTACGCCGGTGCGACCGATGCTCCCATACGCCTGACGAACTATGTCCTCATAATTGGGAGTTTCATCAATAGCAATGGGGTCAGCCATGCCGCCAACGGCAAGCTGGAGGGCACCTGACTTTTTTCTCTTCATGTCTTAGGTTCCGCCGTTCATTACGTTCACCAGCGAGGCGGCCCAGTCCTGCCAATTATCGAAGCCGTAAGGATCTGGGATGGCGTTGTTCGTGAACACATCGATCGCGTTCAATCCAGCAGCCCATGACTTCCACTCCATATCAGGAGTAGGAATCTGAAGCTGCTGACCAGCATACTGCTCACACATCAGCGAGGCCCAGTCCTCGAAGGTCTGGTAGCGAGGGTCATAGACCAGTGGAGACTGTGGATTAAGAGGTATAGCCACGAGTATCTCCGAGGTCTGCGTTGACGATAACCTTACCCATCTGGAAGTTGCCTCCAGAGACGTTCGAGACAAACTTCAGGCGAAGCTCTCGGCGCTGCTCACGCAGGTCAATCTTCGTGGTTCCCGGGGCGAAGGTATACGGCCCAGTGGTCTTGTCCTCGCCCTGAGCGTAGGAGCGACCCGTCACATAAAGTTCCATGTCACCAGACTGGATGAAGTCAGGCTCCAGACGCTCCAGATGCAGCCAGCGGTTCTCACCTACCGGAGAGGGTTGAGAGGGGCCGCCGGCCACCCATCCGAGGTCACTGGTCTCGACAAAAGCCTCAATCGCGTTTGACTCAGCAAACCTGACCTCGTCCGTGCCCACCTCGTGCTGCCATAGAGACACGAAGTTCATGGTGCTTTCGACAGAGATCTCGAAGTCAGAGCCGCCAGGAATGCTGGCGGTTAGAAGATCTCCCACCGTAAAGTCAGTGCCGCGGTTGTTGATCTCAATTTTAATCACCTCGCCACCGACCACCTCAATAGTGGCCGTAGCGCCAGATCCAGTGCCTCCGGTCAGGGCCTCGTAGGAGTAGGTGCCATCGGTGTACCCGGTGCCAGGGTCGGTGATGGTCACATTCAGGACGCCGCCTACATAGTTGGGCTCCCAGCCAGCATTGACCGGGAAGCGGAACACTTGCGAGAAGTAGCCGGCAGAGCGGCGGGCTCCAAGGGCGGTTCCTGCGTCATACCAAGTACCCTCGCGGATGTTGTAGATGATCGCATCGTTGCACTCGGTAGAGTCACCGCGGGGGTAAAACCACCAGATCTCGCCGTAGCGCGGCACCTTGGTCGCATAGACCTTCTGGCGCTGGGTGTAGTTCAGGTTATCGAAGAACCAGTTCTGGTTCATCGGGTTAGGGATCTCCTTGACCACACCGTTGTACAGCAGGAAGCGGTCAACCCCGCACCAGTAATAGATCCCGTCATACTCGATGATCGACTGAGACGACAGGATCGAGGACTGGCTGGTGATGATGTCGTAGCGCCAGAAGGTAGGGGCTGCGAAGTTGTTGGTGCCGCCGATACCCAGCGAAGTCGGCGCAAAGGACACCCGAATCAGGCTATCGAGGCTCCAGAACAGGCCCGAGGGAGAGTTAGAGCCACCGCGGACAGGGAAGCCCTGCACGATCTTTCCGGTAGCCACGTTGACCTCGTTGGCTTCCGCGGAGACCCAGTCATCAAGGTTGCCAGAGGCGCAGTTCTTGATCAGGCCATCGTTGCCGTACACGAACACATACGGGTGCAGCGAGACCACACCACCGGAGACACTGATCTCGTTGTCAAAGGTGATGGAGGCGGCAGCAATCGTCGCGGTGGCGTTCTTGTCCAGAACCACCGTAGTCGAGGAGACAGAGACAACGCGGGTGTCAGCAGGGATGCCGGGCCCGGTCACAAGCTGGCCAGCACCCACGTTGAAGTTGGCAGCAGCAAGAGTGATGGTCGAGGAGCCGCTGGTCAGCGCAGCGGTATCGGTAAACACTCCTACCGGCTTGAGGTTGGTTGACCCAATCGGGCCGGCCAGAACCGGGGTATTGGTCTCATCGTCGATATCGTTGAGATCCCGGGAGGGGTGCGCCAGCAGGTAGTTATTGCCAGAACCAGAGGCATCAGTAAAGGTGTCGAACTGCCACAGGTTATAGGGCGACGGCGTAAAGCACGAGTTCGTGGTGGCCACCTGAAGCGAGAAGCCAGATCCCGCCCCGCCAAGGTAGGTATTGGCCGCCGTGAGCTTGTCGTAGGGAACGTAGCCGTATCCAGCGCCAGTGATGGTCACGGAGGTCACAGCGCCCCCGGAGACCACGATCGTGGCTGTTGCGCCAGAGCCAAAGCCTGAGGTCACATAGGACAGCGGGACGGCGGTGTAGGTGGCGTTGGTGTAGCCCGATCCGCCAACGATCGTATTGACCGTGGAGATCGAGCCGCCGAAGGTGTAGTCAGTGATACCCGAACCGGTGCCGTTCGCATCGACCGGGATCACCTGAAGGCCATCGGAGTAGCCGCTGTAGATGTTGTTGAAATTGTTGCGAGGGACAACAAAGATGCCCCGCGAGGGGCCAGCGATGTTATCTGTGATCTGGCGGTAGCCGCCGATCTTGCGAGGGCGCTTACGCTGAAAACGCACCCAGCGGCCATCGACATAGAACTCCTTGTCGAACAAGGTTCCATCTCGCTGGATGCCCGGTTGCGTATCGAGCGCAAAGACCTTTTTGGTCATTAGAAGCCCCCACCGGAGATGCCCGACTCGAAATTACCAGTGCCCGGCATGGTCAACCCGTTGGCATCAAAGTCAGCCACCAAGTTACTCAGCACAGAAATGCCGAAGCGGCCAGCGCCAGGGCGATACACGCCGGTATTGGTCTCCGAGGCAAAGTTCAGCGAAGGAGCGCCCGCCGAGCCGTTGAGCAAGCTCAGGGACGTAGCGCCAGCCTGCGTGGTATTGGCGTTGTAGAAGTTCGTGCCGTCACAGATCAGGGTGGCCTGACCAGCAGAGGGGACGGTGGCGCTTGCGGCTCCCGGAAGGCCGGTGGTCACAGTCAGGGAGTAGCCCCCTGCCACAGTCTGGTTGGAGATCACATACAGGTTCACCACCGGCGGGTAGGTCACCGTCACGTTACCCGTGAGGGTTCCGGTGTAGAACTGGATCGTGTTTCCAGCCTCGCTGGCCGTCAGGGTATACGAGCCCGTGGTCACAGGCTTGGTCAGAACACCAAACTCAAAATCGGTACTGCGCCCATACCCCACGGTCACATAGCTGGCACCAGTGGAGATGATGAATGCCGACTCACCCGGAGCGAATGCCTTGGTCGTCAGACCATCGATGAACTCACCGCCAGTCGTTCCGATCGTGACAGTGCCGGTGCCGTTGTTCTTGAACAGAACGAACCAGTTGTTGCCGGTAGTCGAGGAGGCCGGCAAAGTGGCCGTGGTCACGCCGCCAGACCACACATAGGTCTGAGCCCGGTCGGAGGTAGCGAAGGTGTATGCGGCGACTAGAGACGCCGAAGGGTGGCTCTGATTAAGCGTAGCACCAGAAGCCACGAGACCAAGGCCAGCCAAAGTGGCGGCGTCAGCAGCAGAAGTCCCGGTGCCAAACGAAATATTCCCCCAGACTCCGGCTTCTGTTGCATTGGTCTTGATGTAGATGTACTTGGCCTCACCCGCGGCCACAGAGATGATGGTGCCCGTGCCGTTGTAGGTGGTTACCGTGAAGGTGTTTGCACCGACGTTGCGGATCAGCGCATCGTTGCCCACCGAGGTCTGGTTGGCCGGGGGCATATAGAGCGACAGCCCCGCAGAGGAGGCCGTCACATCCATGATCCGGGCGCTGTAGTCGTCCGTGGCGTTTCCGTTGATCGGCCACTCCAACTGGGTATTGGCCGTTAGGGTGATCGCTCGGTAGGAGACATCCGTGGGTTGCACCACGTTGCCGGTAAACGGGCTATTGAAGCTCATGGTCAATCCTTAACTGTCAATCGCAACAGCCTGACGGTCTGCCACGCGAAGCTTGTCCTCAGCCACCAGCACATCCATCGCCTGCTGATACATGGCCTGCCACAGTTGCACACGCTCATCGTTCTTGAGGAACGGCATAGCTTGCAGGAGAGAGCCGTACAGCAGTGCCTGCGGGGCGTAGATGGTGAACCAGTTGGTCTGGTTGGACGAATCCAGCGGCTGAAGGCGCTCGTAGTAAAGCACCTCGAAGTTGTATGCCGCATCCGGGGTGGGGGCCACCAGCCAGTGGGTGTAGTCGTAGTCGCAGTAGAACTTGGGAACCGAGGTCGACGCCGGATCAGGCCAGTATTCGCGCATGTACTCGTACTTGCGGATCAGCACGGGCTGGCGCCGGCCATTGACTGTAATGTTCATGGAGACCGTCTTGTGCCACCGGGCCGGCTTGTCGATCACATTCTGGCCGGCGGTCATGGTGCTCGTTTGCACCGTCAGGTTGCCAAGGAACTTGATCTGGGAAGCAATGGTCTGCTCCGCCAGCATGATGAACAGCGGGATTTTGTCGAGAGTGGCGGCGTCAGAACGCTCCAGATAGGACTGGATATTCTCGACCAAGCTGTCGTAGGTCATTACTGCCGCAACCGTCATGCTGGTCACCTTTCTATATTGTGTGAATTTTAAGTTGGGGGGGCATGTTTGTCACCAACCCAAAAACGGTCAATTTGACAGGAAAAGGGCCTTTTCAGCCTCCCGGCGGCGAACCAGCCCCGGAAGCACCTTCCCCCCACCCTTGACCCAGTCCAGAAAGGC